AAGTTCTGTATTCACATAAAGCTAAGATTCCCATTAATGTAGTTGTCTTAGCTCCACCTGCTACTGCTTGAATTAGAATGTTACTGTCTGTATTTGTCCAAGTGTCATATACAGTTTGTTGTCTTATGCTAGGAACCATTAGTCATCTTCTAGTATTTGGTCAATGCAGCTGTAACACATTTCTCTTTCATGTTCAGGAGAACCTCCTTGCTCAATTTCTGTTACACATAAGTCATATAACTGTTCAGCTTCAGTAGCAAATAAAGGATGATCTCTTTTAAAATCATCTACGTATTTCCTTAATTCTTCCATAATTAAATAATTTTTTCTGTGATTAATATTTCTTTTACTCTTTTGATTAATTCTTCAATTGTACTATTATTAACAATATTATAGTCAAATGTAGCATTATCTAAAGCTGTTTCAGATTCATGTAGTTTTCTATGAACTTTTACAGGAAAAGTTTTACCTGTAATAGAATTAGTAATTACATCAAGTCTAATAACTCTAATAGTAAGACCATTTCTTTGTTTAACAGCTTGTAATTCATTAGGAAACCTAGTATCAGTGATAATCCAGTTTGGAAATTTTAAGTCTCTGGTTGGACCAGAATGAGATTTCATTAAATATTCACTCATTAAACTATTTACCCAAATATTAGGATGAATTATGTTTCTACCACATTCTGTACCAAGTAATTGAAGAAGTAATCTAGGTGTAAGTTTGACTAATTTAAAGTTTTCTGTACCTGTACTTTCATAATAAGGTAAAAGTATAGTAGAATATTCACCATCTCTTTCAAGTTGCCAATACCACCATTCTTCTCCTAATTCTTTATTTTTAAAATCAGAATCTTCAAGTTGTTCTCTGATACAGTTAATGAGAATACAAACAATATCTTTAAGTTTATCAGCCCATTTTTTAATTTTAGCTGTTGGAGTATCAATACCATCAACCATTATACGAAGAATACTTTCATTAGAAGCTAAAGGAAAATCTCTATAAGCTTGAATAATTTTACCTACTGTATCTTTTCCACTTCCTATTCTGCCACTTACTGATATAAGATTAGTCATCTATTCCCTCCAATACTTCCCCACCTACAATGTCCTGACTTAGACATTCAGTGCAAACTGTTTCTCTAACTGAAGAACCAAAATCTTCTCCACAACTTCTACATCTGTAATAAAATTTAGCCATTTTGATTTAGTTTTAAAATTAAATAAGAGTGAGGCCTTCGCACTTACCTCACTCTTATTTTAAATATTATTTAGATGCTTTAAAGCTAAATACTTCTCTTGCAGAAATAGTAATAGCAGCACCTGTCATAGGGTTTCTACCTTCTCTAGCTGGTTTTAATACATTAGAAAATGTACCATAACCTTGAATAGTAAGTTTCTTGTCAGCAATTGCTAAAATTTTAACTGAAGAAAGTACAGCTTGAATACTTTCTTCTGCTTGTACTTTAGTTTGTCCTGTCACTGCTTGTACTGCAGCTGTTAATTTTGAATTATTATTCATAATGTAGATTAGAGGTTAACCTATACCCCCTCAAGGTTTTTTACAATTAAAAACTTCTTTATGCTTTTGAGGTGGAAAATCATGTTCTCCGCCTTCATGTAATAAATCTTTTAGAGTAATGTTAGAATTATACATATGATTAAGATTGTTTACATGAACTCTACCTGTATCATCTGTCTTATTTATAATATTTCTAGCAGCTTCTCTGTTTTCAGTAAAGAAAAGATTAACTTCTTCTTTACTATACATTTTACTGTATTTCCCTTGTATGAATTTATCATAAGCATCTGCTAATTTTTCAGGATAAGATATTGCAACCATGTGCATTCTACCTGTTTGCATGTTGTCAAATGCATAATCTAAAGCATAAAAGGGTTGTAATTTAATCCAAGAAAGAAATGAATTAAATGAATTTGGTTTTACCAATTTATCAATTAATATATAAATTAATTTTTGTCCTTCAAAGTGTGTACCATCCAGTAAAACATCATGCACACCAAAAGCTAAAGGATGAATTAAATTAAATTTAGCCTTAAAATCATTACCTAAGTATTTTAAACTAGGTAATAGATATTTAATAGTTTTATTCTCAACTGTTTGTCCTATTTTTATTTCCATAATCTAAGACATATCTACTATTCCTTCCCAGGTTAATAAAATAGGCTTATCTTTTGAAAACTGAATAAGTTTTTCTTCATGCCATCCATTTTCTTGGTAAAAAAGATAATCATCCATAAGTTCTTCAAAACCTGGAACTTTATTTTGCATAGTAACTTGTACAGGTGGAATAGAATACTTAAAAGCTGACTCTATCAATTTCACTGCTCCTCTACCATATCTTCCAATGTTAAGAACTTCATCAGTAAGTTGAAATGCTAAAGGTTTCCCTTGAAAGGTGGTACTTTCAACTACAAAGATAAATGGTTTTATGATATCAGAGTCTTCACTAATGTTAAAACATTTATGCAAAGCTAAAGTATACCAAGCTGCTTGAATGTCATATCTTCTAAGTTTTAGGCTTGCCATAAAATTGTAAGTATCATCAAACATTGTCTTAAAATCTATTGGGGTAATAGATTTAATATAAGGTTCAATTTCTTCACCTTCTATAAAAGTTATTGTGCTTTTTTCTACAATAACCATATCCAATAAAGCTTTACACTCTACTCCTTTATGTTCAAAATAAATTGGAAATTGATAATAAACTTCCATATTATTATTTTCTTCAAAGCTACTTCTATTGAAAAATCTAGAGGTTCTAGGATTAGTCTTTAAAGACCTAACTATATTCCAAATAGTTTGGCTTTGGGCCCCATCTATAATGGTTTTTCCATAAGAACTACACAAATCAATAAAATACCCTTCAGTAACTTCAGTAGTTAAATTCTTGATTTTAGCAGGATTTCCCCAAGTTCTTTGCCAGTCCATTTGTGCAGCAGCATCTAGTAAATAGGTTTCCCAATTAGCTAAAGTACCAAAGAAATCTACAAAAGATGAAATTGGAGTGACATCAACAACTAAATCTGTAACTTCATTAGATTCTAGGTTTTCCCAACCCCAGTCTTTTTCTTGTCCCTCAGTAGGGGCCACTACAGTAGATAAATATTCTTGATAATCTTCAAGAATTCTAACATGAACTATATCTAATATAGCTATTATGGCATCTGAAGGAGTTTTTTCAACAGTAGAAGTATAATATTGCTCTTCAAATTGTCCTCTTTCTGCAGTTAGAATGCAATCTACAGCAGAACCTATAACAAAATGAGATGCTTTTGAATCTACTTCTTTGTGATAAGCTGAGAGATTACCTAGAAGTTTTTTTAATGTAGATTGTCCTAAACTAGGTGAATCAAAATATTCTTGTATGCTTTCCTGATTAGTTATAAATACCATTGTGATAGTGTTTTGATATGATTTCTTTAATAAAAACTTCTAAAGTCACACACACAATAGTTTTAAACTCAGAATTAAGATCAAACTTGAATTCTTTCATACTAAGATATTCTATTTTTGAACCTTTATTTCTCCAATAATCAAATTGTTGTAATGACATATAAACTATCTCATTTTCAGGCAACCTATTTTGCTCTTTTTCTATTGTCTTATAGTGGAGCAATATATTAGGTTTACTTGCATTTTCATGTCCAGTAGGGAACATAAGTCCAATACAATGTTGCATACTTAGCAACTCCTTCCCAGGATTCATATTGGTTTGTTTACCAGCTTTAACTTGTACATTAAAGGGTAAATTCATTAAATCTATTTTAGCATTATCATGCTGGCTGCTAATATGACGAGAGGGAATACAATGCTTAAATCCTATATCTCTAAATAACTTAGAGTACATTTTTTCTGCATTGCTTCCCATTGTCTTATTTGTCTTTCCTATTCCCATGTAAGTAATTGTTTTACTTATTAACAAATTATAAACTTACAATACCTTTATTATATTAAAAATCTAATTCTATAGTATCAGAGTCTACACTTAGTGGAAGCTCCTCAAGATAAGGATCAACTTCATAAGAAGTTTCTACTATACTAATAGGTGGTATATCAATATGTAGTTTAGTTTCTTCTGACACTCTAAAGAAAGATTTGACTTCATTTCTAAGATGAAAATCTAATTCAGTAACAGAATTAAATCTTAGTTTAAATGGAACTGCAAAGGTATTTTTTTCTATTACAGAAGAAGGTAAGAATCTTACTTCCATTCCTTTTTCATAGCAGTCATTTAAATAAATATTTTGAAGTCTTCTATAAAGTACTGAATGTTTTTTATTTGTTGCCAACTCACTTGAAATAAACAAAACAAAATTATCATAAGTAAAAGTACTTTCATATTCAGATAAGTATGATGAAACTTCCTGATTATCTTTATAACATTGTTTTTTAATGGTTAAAGCTAATAATATATCACCTTTATCATCTGTAATAAAACCTTTAGTAATAAAATACGTAGAAGAAGTAAAAACATATTTACTTACATTTCCATAATTTAATGATTTCATAATATTAGCACTAGAAGTACTTTTAGAAATAGCAGATGACCTAGGAGGTTTACTGTAAGTAATAACTGCATTATAAGAATACTCTGCGTATCTCCTCAATTGATGAAAACAAATAAAAGGTAAAAAATCATTACTCACAAGGTTAGATTGTCCTTCTGAAGACATTTCATAACTTCCTGAATAGCTTCCAGATATTATAATTGGGTCTATTTCCATAAAAACTAATTATTTAAAGTAGTTAATGTCATTGGAGTATAGAATTCATAATAAAAAGGTACACTCCTAAGATTTCTTCTCATATACAAATTGGCAATATGATTAGTAAAAATACCAACCATGTGACTAGCAATCATAGCTGCTGTATGTGAAGATTGTTTCAAGGTACATGGTAAATCTTCAACTTGACTATCATCAAACAGGTAAGTCTCATACTCAGCAATTCTGTCTGGTGTTACAGCAAATATTTGTAATTGTTCTAATTCTAATCTACCATCAATAAAGATAGGAGTTACAGGACAATTAGGAATAGACCTTTTCCATACTTCAAAAGCTTCTTTTCTAGCTAACATATTGTCAAAAGCTGAAAACATGAAATAATGAGTAGGAGAATTTAAATCTATTTTTTGAGCAAAGGTAGTAATCTGAGTATTACAGAAAGAACTAGTTATATCAGCTAAAGCCAATACTTTAAGTTTGTTTACATCTTCCTTTCTAAATAATTGTCCACCAAGATTGTGCTCTTCAATTGTATCATAATCATACACAATAGGGCTAAAACCAATTCTGGCTAGAAAAAAAGTTAACCATGAACCAATTCCACCAGCTCCACCAATCATAACAGATTCCTTATCTTTAGGAAACCAGGCAGCATCTTTAAATCTATTAAACTGTTCTTGCATCTTTTTCAAAAGTTTTTACCATTAGTTCTATTACTTTAATGGTAGGGTTAATCATTACAGTCATTGTATTAGGAAGATCATAAAGTAAATCTAGTACTTCATAACAATCAATAATAAATTCTGTGTCATCATTTTCTGGAAACATAGCAAAATAAGTTTCAGCATAAGCTAATAATGCTTTTTGAGCTATATCTAAAGGTTCTACTTCAGAATCTAAGAGAGCTAGTAAAGCATCTTCTAATGATTCATCAGCTAAAGGTTGAGTAGAATTACTAAACAAAGAAGTTGTAAAAATCTGTAACTTATCTGCTTTTTCTTCATAGTCATCCTCTTCTTCTTCATCTTCTAAAGTATCTAAAGTCTGAAAGTCAACTCCATTAAAGAAATCTTTAAATTTAGAATTAATATCAGGTTTATTATTTACTGTTAAAGGCATGTGTGGAGATTTCCCAGCAACATGTTTAGTAGGAACTACCACAGGTTTAATTACAGGCTTGGGAATAAGAATTTTTTTTACTTTATCAGCAAAACTTTCTTCTACAATAATGTCTATTTTAGGTACTGTAATACCACAATTGTAAACATACATTTTTTCTTTTTCAAAAGTAAAATCTTTCTGCTCCATAGCATAAGGTTTTCCTGCTTCATCTAAAGAGAAATAATCTACTTTTTGTATAGTGGCACTAGCATTAGATATAAAAGCTACTTTAGCTGTCATTTCCATGTAATTGTTAACTATAAGAGAAAGATAGTAATTGTAAGCAGGACAACTATCATTTAATTCTTCCATATCTGTATGGGAAAAGAATACATTCATTACATTATGGCTATGAATATGACCTACTTTATATTTCATTCTCTTAGGGTCTTCCATAAGGTAATCAATAAACCTATCATCTAGATCATAAGAAGTAAAAGTCTGAGTACCTACATCTAAAGGTAAAATGTCTTCTATTTCAATTTTAAAGGTAGAAGGGTCTTTAATACTTCCTATTACAGAGTAAAATAAAACTCCTGACCATTCTACTTTTGGAATACTCTTACACAAGTACTGTATTTTATGAAGAATTTTAAGAGATATGTTCAAGGGCACGATACTTGGCAATTGCACTATGTCTAATGACTTTGGTTTTGAGTATGCTTTCAAGGGAGGTGTGTACATTTTTTAAAAATTGAGGGTGAACAATATAATTTTCTAGTGGAACTTCAGTCAAAGTTTTTACATCTTCTTTGATATTAATGTATTTTTTCTGACCATTGTAAATCATGTAAGCTCTTTCACTACCATATAAAACTTGGGGAATAGGTTGTTTTTGAAGAGCTTCACTATTGGGTCTGTAATAATTCTTACTTTCAGCATTATAGATACATAAGACATTATTAAATAAATTATCTTTAAGAAAAGGAACGTTTAATATACTGTCTTTGACAAAATTTTCAAATACATCATCTGCTTTAATCTTATAAGTATTGTCAGCAATGTAATATGTTAAAGGTATATCAGACTTCATTCTATCTTCTAAAAAAATATCTCTATCAGTATTGCTAGGTACACATGCTATCTGTGTAGAAGGATTTATATTTCTAATATAAACGTAGGGTGAACCAGAAAGACTTTCCCATCTTAATGTAGCATCTACTTCATAAAGAAATCCTTCTAAAGCTCTAACTGTAAAATTATCTCGTAAAGTAGATTCTAAAATGGATAAATCACCATACCCTATACAAAAATCTTTTAAACTAAAAGGCTCTGACATAATACATAAAGCTGTGTTTTTAGTTAAATGACTATGACAATATGAAGCATCAAGTTCTTTCCTAAAAAGACTTGTTCTAGTTCCTCGTATTCTTTTAATATAAAATATCTGTGAATTCATAAGACCAATAGGATATGACACAATTAAATCTGTAATAGTATGCTCTAAATCAGTTGAGTTAGAAATTTTAATAACAGGAAAAACAGTAAAAAAATCTATTTTATATTTTGTTCCATATTTTTCTATATGAATATCCCAGTCATTTCCATATCTTCTATTAAAACCATCTACCATGATGCTAATAAAAACTTTAAAGTTTTCTTTTCTTTCAGGAGTAGTTATTGATGAATCTCCGTGAGTAATAACTTTACCTGTATCTATCAGCTTATTAAGCCACTTTTTACTTTTCGTTAAAGAAAGCAATCTAGCTGAATGTATAATTCTATCTAATGGTGTATAGGAATCTATATAATCTTTATTTGAAGTTAAATTCATAATTAAAAAAAATAAAAAAGTGAGAACACTTCTGCTCTCACTTAAATTTATAAATAAAATAAAAACTATAGTCCTAGAAACTTAGCTTCTTTAGCTAGTCTTTCTTTTCTAGCTCTAACAGCTTGTTCAGCTTCTTCTTTAGCTTTCTTTTCAGCAGCCATACTAGCTTCTTCAGCTAATCTTGCTTCTTCTCTTGCTTGAGCTCTACCTTCTTCTGCAGGGTCTACATTGTTAGTAGGAACTTCAGTAGTAGTTGCAGTAGAATCTTCTTCAACAGCATTACTTAATCCTGCTATTTCATCCTGAATCATCTCTATTCTATCTAAGACTTCACTGTTACCAGTGTTACCTCCAATTTCAATAAGAAGTGCAGAAATTTTACCTACTCTGTCAGCATTAGTAACTACTACTACTTTAGCTTGAACAACAGTTTCAACAATATCAGCTACATTTAAAGAAGCTTCAACAACTTCAGAAACTTCTACTACTTCTTCAGAACCTGCTTGTTTAGGCTTGTAAGAAGCATGCAATTCTTTCAAATCAGCAGTAGCTTTAGTTGTGTAATTCTTATCTTTGTTGAAGTGATCTTTAGCAACATCTCCATCAGTTGCAATAAAACCACTAATAGCAGCTCTAAGTTCTTTATAACTTAGTTCTGCACCAGATTTAGTTTCTTTATTTCTTATAAAGATTGTAAAATCTGTAGTAGGTAGGATAGCTAATTTGTTAACTAAATCCATTCTTGTGTTACCTTCAGTACATAACACTTTGTCTATAGAATAACCTGCTTTTTGAACTTCAGGAATAAATTCTCCCCAAGTAACAGCATTTGAAGAAACATCAACAGGGTCTGAATTACCTCTTGTTGCATAAATAGTAATAATTCTTGCTACTTGAACATTTTCAACAGCAGGTGTTGTATTTGAATCTGACATTTTTATTTTTTTTAAAATTTACCAATTAATTTGTACTTGATTATTTTTCATCAAGATTGTATTGACATAATGAAAGTGATTACATCCTAAGAAACCTGCATTAGTAGAATAACACTCTGCTGCAGGGTGAGATGCTTTTAAAACATAATTGAAATAGGGATTACTAGGTATTCCTCCTATAGTTTCTTTACTATAGTTTTTTACATTGAAAATAGTCTTATGAGGTATATATGTAGTGTAAGATTGAGCTTTCTTACCCCATAATAACCAGATACAAGGATTATTAATAGCAATAAACTTAATTACTTGGCTAACAAATTCATTCCAGTATATCAAATGACTTCCAGGTTTAGTAGATTCAACAGTTAATGCAGTGTTTAATAAAAATATTCCTTGTTCTTCCCAATGACCTAAAGTTTTCCAAGGAGTGTCATAATTATGACTATCTTTCAATCCTTCATCACTTAGTTCTCTAGCTATTATACCTAGACTTGGTGGAGTACTAATATTCTCATTTACTGCAAAAGCTAAACCATTTGCTTGACCTGGACCATGATAAGGGTCTTGACCTAAAATAACTACCTTAATTTTGTTTAAAGGCATTCTGAAAACTCTAAAGATGTTTTCTTTATGTGGGTAATATACGCAGTTAGGCAAAATATTTGCACTAAGTTCTGCTAAAGAATCTTGATGTAGCAACCCAAATAAGGGTTTCCAAGAAGCATGAAAGTGATCTAAAGGGTTCATTTATGTAAAAGTGTTTAAAAAATTGGTTAATTCTGGTTTACCTTTCCTTAGATACAAATCTGAGGGGTCAGATATTTTTTCACTAAGCAATCTTTCAGGAAGATGTAAAGATTTGGCTTTGCCTTTAGAAATTGAATTTATTATGTCTGTTATGTCCCTAGCAGCTTTAATTCCTGTTTCATCATTGTCAAAAAAGACTAAAACATTTTTAAAATTCTTTATTAGAAAGGTTAAGTTTTCTAAGCTAGGAACCATTCCTTCATTTTGGAACCATCTGACATTTTTACCTTCATTTTTCAAGACTCTGTAATCTTTGTAGGCTTTAGAAATGATTAGTTGTTCACCATACTGTAAAGAAGTAGTACCACCTATATCTTCTTTATTGCATGTAGTTATGAATCTTTTCTTGCCTTCCTTCTGGGGGAAGTATAGTTTTTTCCTACCTTCTAAAAAATCTGTGTAAGCATAAGAAATATCAGGACAAGTGGCACTGAAATTACCAAACTTTGTGTTCAAAGCATGATACCTAGAAATTGGAAAGACTTTATCTTCTATTAATTGAGACTTAGTAACACCATAAGAAGACCAGTAGGCAGCATCTTTGGAATTAAAAATTCTTGGTTCAATCAATAATTTTACAGCCTTTCTTTCTTTCTCTTGAACCTGTATTTCTATACCATTAGCAGGAATGATATTCTTACCTTCTATTAAATGTTTAAATATAAAATCTAGTGTTAAGTAGAAATTAGGAAGCTTAAAGTAAACTTGTACACAATCAAAGCAATCAATGTTAAGCATTTTAATGCCATTAATTACACAAGGATTAGCAAAATCTACAAATCTAAGTTTTCCATCTATGTTATATAAAAACCAACAACCAGGTCTAGTATCTTTTCTAAAAGGGGACTTTACATACTCAAACTCTTCGGGAAGCTCTTTAAATACTAACTTGAAAATGTCCTCTTGGGTTACGACATTAAGAATATCTTCTTTTTTAATAAAACCTCTTTTACTTATATTGTCAGATGTGTAATCATATTGTTTCATAAATAATGTTTATATCCACAAATTTAAAACAAAAGAGGTTAAGATAATAATTAATTAAACACCATCCCAGTTAGAAGATGTTGCTGCTCCAGGAGCAATAGGTGCTATACCTGGTGCAGTAGCTGGCTTATTAGCTTGACCTACAATTTGTTGAGTACCCTTGTTACCTTCCATAAAAGAAGAATCTTTTGCAATAGGGTGAAGTTGGCCATTAGAATTTTTATAAGATAAGGCTCCATCAGCAGCTCTTTCTTCAATCCATACTCCAGGTTGAGCAGGCTCAATAAAACGTCCACCTTTCATGTTCTTTGGCAAGGTTGGATAAGTTTTATCATTCAAAGTACCATCAGCTTTTTTACTAAAATCCCATTGGTATTCTAAAAACACATCTAGAGCTCTGTTTTCAAATCCAGCTGGAAGTAAAGAACATAATCTAGTTACATAATCAGCAAAAGATGCAATATTTGAACCTAAAGCACCTTGAATTTGAGCATCAGTTACTCCAACAGATTTAAGAATGTGAGTAACAACAGCTTGTTGTTGCATTCTTTCTGCATTTAAAGCATTGATAGCTTCAGCTGTAGTAAATTCTGATACTTCAACATTTTTGATGTACACTCTAGTAATTGGAGAAATCCACATAGGAAAATCTCTATCACCTACTTTAACAGTAATTTCAAGAGCTTCTCTAACAGTATCACCTTCTTTAGAAGTGTTAGGATTGTAAGCAAATTTAACTAAAGTACTGTTACCAGCATTAAGTCCAAATTTACCTCCTGATTTACTTTTTAATCCTTCATCTGTATCTGAAGTATAACCATAACCTTGAATTTGTGGCATTGTTGAATCCGACATAATTTTTAAATTTGTAAATATTAATATTAGGTTTTATTATAGTATGCGCAATCTATTTGGAAATTACTTCCAGTTTGAGGTAGAAACTTCTTCACCTATTTCACCTTGAAGATTATCAGCAAAAGCTTGATTAGCTTCAGTTGTAACTACATCTTCAGCAACTACTTCAGTCATAGCTAAAACAGCTTCTTCTGCAATTACAGCTTGTGTAGCTGTTTCAACTACTTCTCTGTCATCAACTAATTCAAGTTCAAAAACTCTTTTAGTTTTTAATCCTTTTAAAGCTGGATGGGACCAAACTTGCTCTGCCATTACTGACATGGGAACACCATAGTATTCTGCAATTTCTTTTCTTGTTTTACCTTCTTTAAGAAATTGTTGGCATTGAATAATGCTAACTTTAGGCTTAACTGCTGTTTCTACAGCTTCTGTGCTTTGATCTGTGGACATAATGAATGGATATATATATAAAAATTAATAATTCTTTTGTAACTCTTTAGCTTGTAAGGCCAAAGCTTTGATTTTACTTTCTCTTTTAGCTAAGAAAATGTCAAATTGTTCTTGATCTTTTTTATTTACTTTGTTTATTTTCACAATAGTGAAAAAGATGCCAAGTAGAACACCTAGTATAAAAACTAGAATAAAAAAGATAGCTATAACTTCTATTGAATAACTTTGCATAACTAGTAAGTTAGAAGTTTATCCAAGATCATTTTATAGTCATTGTCTATCTTTCCCTCAAATAGACCTTGTGGACTTCTGGCAGTATTAAAACCACTGTTTTGAGTTTCTAAGAAAAACTTAGTTTCAGAACCTTCTTTTTCAACTCTACTATAGAATACAGATTCCATTTTACCCTCTAACTGCATTTTAGTACCCATAGTACCTAAGATTTTCAATCTTTCTTTAGTATCATTACCTACTTTATAGGTTTCAGTATGACCACTAATAAAAGCATATCTTTCTTCTTCAAACATACCTCTTTCAAGACCTGCTTGTATATGGGAGATAATATCAGAATAGTTATTAGGAATAACATGAAAAGGTGCTCTAGGAGTAACTTTTCTTCCATACTCTTCTGTACCACCTATCCAAGTTGGATTTTTCCTGTCTGTATTATACCAAATATTAGTATTATGCTCTAATGTTCTCATACCAGAAGATTTACCTGTTCCAGGTTCTCCTAATACAAGAATTAGTTCAAAACCTAATGCTTGTAAGTCAGCATTAAATGTGTAAATGTCTTGACCATAGTCTTTCCATTTATCATGTCCTGCTTTCTTTTTGTCTCTCATATACTCTTCATTTTGTATAGCTGTGAGAGTATCTATACAAATGGACCTTACCTTTACAGGTGCTGTTGGTGCTAATTGTGCACCTGCTTCTACTACTTCTGACATAAAATTAAATTACTAGTTGTTTAAATTGTTTTGTTGCACCTATCATATCCACTCTAAAATGTTGTGGATAAGCACAATGCCTGCTTTCTACTAAATGTATGGTTCTAATATTGGGGTGTAACAAATTATTCTTTACATCTTTAAGAGTTAAACTAAAATGTTTTTTAAGATTGTACTTATCATCATTAGGATTAAACATAGTAAAGATATAATTACTTTCTTCACTTAAATTACCTGTTTCTTTAATATCATCTGCAGTAGGAAAAAGTCTATCATCAGCATATTGAATTCTTTTGATGTCTGCCATATTTCTGTTAAGATGTATGATATGCACAAAAGAATAATTACAGGTATTTCTTAGTTCAGTAGAGTATTCTGCAAATTTATCAATAGTTTGTTTAAGATTAAAACCTCTTTCCAATACTAATTTTCTTAAATGGTCAGTAACAATAAGTGTAAGTTTAGCTGGATCATTAGGTTTATAACCTATCATTCTAGTAAATACTTTACCACCTGAACCTATACTTTCTTCATACATAAAGGTTCCTTGGGTTTTAGCATGAGCAATAAGCTTATTTCTAATTCCAGTAGGATTTTCTCTATTTTCTATAAAGGTTATAATTCCAGGTTTGATTTGAGTATTATCAGCAGAATATTCTCCAAAAAGAGGAATAATTCTAGTGTTATACACTGTTATAATCTTTTTAAGAATATCAGGTGTAACTTTTATAATCTCTCCATTATCATCTTGAACTTGACCCATAAGATAGCCAGATTCTAAAGGAATAGTTCTAAGGCCTTTCCAAGTAATTCCTTGAGGCAATACAATACTATCAATACCAAAATCTCTACTAAGAAAATGAGCAATAAAATCAAATTCTTTACTAACTCTGTCAATTTCGTAAGAGTAATAAATTACTTCAAAAGGTAAATTGTTTTCTAAGGCATCAAGGCAGGGTTCAACTACAAAGCCAACATCAACAAAAGTAGATTTACCTACTTTAGGGCCAGCTGCAACAGTATAAACTCTGCCTTTTTGAATACCATTAATTGCTAAAGAAATAGCTTTTAAACCTTGTCCCATAGAAAGTCCTTTGTTGGAACCTGTTTGGCCTACTTTAAATTTCTCTATTAAATTCATTTATTGCATTTGATTTGAAATGTGAACATTAGATGAAACTTCAGATTTATTTTCTTCTCTATATCTATCTACCCATTCTTCTAAAGGTGAAGTTTTGTTTACACCTTTATCTTTATAGATAAAATAATGAGAAGTAATAAGATAAGCTGGGTCTGAGATAGTTCTAAAATACAAATTAGTGGCTCCAATTATTTCATCAACTCTAACATCAGGATTCTGAGCAAAAAATGCTTTCATCCTTGTAAGACAAGAAGATTTAGTTCCCTTTCTGAATTTATTAATATTCTCAAAACCTTCCATCCAAGTAATTACCCAATCCCATTTACCTTTAGCTTCTTCACTTATTAGAAAAAGAGGAATATTCCACATTAGAAATTTGTTTTCATCTAATCCTAAAATATTAGTTGTATTCATTTTCTGCACCAAAATAATAGGAGTATAAGAAGGAATACAGCCAAAGTATACAGAAATTAAATAAGATATTCCATCTTTTTCATCTATTCCGAAATTCCTAAGAACTTCATTGATCATAGGATTTATCTCCATTTTATCTAAAATCTTTGGTTAATAATTCAGTTATTTTCTCAATATCATCTAATCCAAAAGTTTTATTATCAGGATGAATTACCATTATTCTATTTCTAGTAAAAATGGCTCCAGGATTGTCAATAGTAAGAAGAACTTCTTTGTTTGCAACTCTCAATTGAGAATCTTCAAACCTTAAATATGTTATTTTCATGTTATAGCTTTTAAGTCATTAAATTTAAAGTGTTCTATTTTACTACTATCAAAACTTTTCAAAGCATTATTAACCCAAATTTCATCTTGAGTTCCTTTAGCTACAATAATGTATAGGTGTCCTTCATGCCCAGGTCTAAATCTAAGAAGTCTACCTAGTCTTTGAACTAAATCTTTTTCTTTAGAATTTAACTGAATTATTAATCCACTGTCAAGACCTGTAAAATTATGTCCTTCATTAATTGCTTTTACACAAGATAACCTGTTAATTTGTTCAGCTTTAAATAAATTGTAAGCTAGATCACCAGATTTAGAATGATAAAAACCAGAACAAACTTGCTCTGCTTGAGAGATACTCCCACAAAAGATTAAACTTCTATCAGATAAAGGTATTACATTCTTAAGTAGAAATTCTGCAGCATTAGTCTTGCTTTTAAGACCATATATTACATGCATTCTTTTAAGAATAGTAAATTTAAGTTTTATTCTATCATTGGCAGACATCATAGAACCTTTATAATTATCTATAGTTCTAGTTAAGTATTCATACATACCTCTTTCTGTTTGAAAGAAAGGATTCTGTTTATTACCTCCTACTACATACTTATCAACAGCATCTAATTCAGTGTAAACTACAGTAATCTTGTATGGAGCTACAAATCCTAACTTGACAGCTACATCTAAAGTAAGATTGTAAACTAAAGGAATGTTTAATTTCTTTAAAATTTCAATCTTTTCCATGTCTGTAGGCAAAGTTGCAGTAAGTAAAACTACATTTTCTACAATATTATTCTCAAATAAGGTAGCAGATAAAGGTGTAATATTGTGGCCTTCATCTAAGATCAGTAAACTAATATTGTATGAGTCAATTTTAGAAGCTGAAGCATAACACAATCTTAGAGTTTTACTCCATAATTCAGTAGCTTCCCATTTATCATATTCCTCTTTCCAATTTTCATCTCTAAGTTTTTCAGTAGGAACTACTAAGCTTAGATTACTACTAAAATCAGTAGGAGCATAATGTTTAGCTAACATTACAGCTACTCTAGATTTACCTGCTCCTGTAGCCATTGCTACTAGACCTCTACCATTATTATTAACTACAGCATTAAAAGCTTCTTTTTGAACTTTTTCTCTAACTGCATTAACAAATAAGATAATATCTTCTTCCTTCTTGAGTTGTTTTCTAAGGACTTGTACCTCATCTGCAACATCAATAATAGAGCTGTTATTCTCCATAAGAGAATACAACTGTTTAAAAACTTTCTTCATGCTATAAATTGATTTAAATAACGTATTGGTATGATTACAGAGACTATAGGAGAACCTCCTTCAGGTCTTTCATCAACAATGCTTTCAAATACAGGATTACCCTTATTGTAAATGATAGACATTGGAAGCACTTCATAGGAATCAAATAAGGTTCCTATTACATTTGAAAGGTCTTGATTTTCAAACATAACAATTGGAGTAAACAATTCAAAATTAAAAAAAGGTTTTTCCATATAAGGTTTAATGACATGCTGCATAAGTGTCTCCAATATCTACAGAGACAGCTAATGGAACATTTAATTTTAGTTTATTATTAGTTTCTTGAATAGCTAGTTGTAAAGCTTCTTTAATTTCTGGAACATATTCTTTCAAGAATGGGACTAAAATTTCATCATGGTATTGTAAACAAATCTTAATGCCTTTATTTCTAACACATGCTACCCAAGTATCAAAACAAAACACACCTGTACCTTGATTTAAAGTAGAGAATATATCTTTTATATATCTTAGGGAATACCAGAACTTAGAAACGGGATTATATAACCACATAACTTTAATAGTCTGGTCAAAAAAAGTTCTATCAGTTCTATTAAGTGCTAGAATACTTTTAGCAATATAATTATGTATACTACCATCAGTATGAAAGATTTTAATTGTAATATCAGCAGCTACTTCTTTTACAGCTTTATTTCTCTCCCAATAAGTCTCTAACATAAGTTTACACTTATCTAGAGTCCATCCAGTTCCTAAAGACATTTTAGCTGCTCCAACACCATAGACAGCTGAGAAATTAACTTGCTTAGCATCACCTCTAGTTTTAGAATGGTCTTCAATTCCATCTTTATGAGCTTGAACTTGTTCAGGAGTTAGCATTTTACCTTGTATTGCAATATCTAAATGAGGATCAAAACCTGGTACTCTCATTTCTAATACATACTCAGGGTCATAATCAGACATATAATGCTGTTTAGTAGTATCTTCTAAAGAGGACATATCTGAACCAGCAAATAAATGTTTTTTAGTATGAACAATAATGGCTCCTCTAATTTCTTTACCATAAGGTTTGTGAACAGAAGGTAAATTAGCTATAGGTTTTTTATGCTTGAATCTCATAGTATTAGTAAATCCACCAATTTCAGCTTTCATATAATTGTCCTCATTGGCACATTCAATAAAACCTTTCAAAGTGGATTGTCTATTTCTAAGCATGAATAAGCTTTCTAGGTTTTCAAGTAATGGATTTTCAATATATAGGTCTTTAATACCTCTACAAATCTTACTATTCTTATCACTAATTTGAGGAATTGCTCTAGGAGGTTCTTTGTAGTCCTTACCTTTAACATATTTAAATACAGTAGGAATCCAGCCTAAAGAAAATAACCAAGATTTAAGTTGTCCAGGAGAAGAAGGTTTAGGTTCTTCTATCTTTTTGATGACTTTAATAGGTTCTTCATGTGAAGCATCTAGGTTCTTCTCAAACAAAAGTTCTAACCAATTAGTGCCTGCAACAGAAAGAGTTTCATCTTTCTTATACATTTTAACTGGTTTAACTACTGTTTTATAAGTAATTACCTTAGGCATCAAACTTACTAGAATATCTATTTTTTCCTGTATAACAGGATTAAGAACTTCTAGCACTTTATGACAATGGTCAACATCAACTCTAACCTTAACTCTTTCTTGTTCTTCAATACATTCTAATTTAAAAGTAATATAGTCAAGTATTTCATCAACATTAATTCCTTCATAAATTTGTATTAAATACCTAATCTGTTTTTTAAACAAAAGAGTATTGATTATAACATCAGTTTCACATCTATGAACATAGTCAGATAAAGACTGGTTCTTCCAATCTTCAATATGAGGTTTCTTAACTCCTAATGAGTCTCCCCAAGCTTCTAGTCCATGAATCTTAAGAGTAGGATATAAATACCAAGATAAACCTAAAGTATCTATCATTCTACAATTTAAAGTAATACCAAGTATTTTTCTTATTACAGGATTATCATATAAAATAATGTTGTGACCAACAAGAATTTCTTGTTGTTCCATAAACACAACTATATCAGAATAATCAGTAATACTACCACTAGTACCATCAGATTTATACCAAGATAAACAGTGAATTACAGTTACTTCATCTAATAAATTATCAGCTTCTAAGTCAAATACAGTATATTCCATTATCTTCTTTTGTTTAAACCTGTACCTTCATAATTAGTAGACCTTTTTTGTGGAATTTTCAGTAAATTCATAGCTTTTGCAAGATAGAATTTATTAAGCTTAATCTGCTTCTTTATATTCTTAGGAATTGTTAAATCTAAAGGTACAATTTTGTGTACAGTAGGTTGAAAAGGAATGTTCAAAGTATGGTATTGAGCTGTTAAGCCTACATATCCAATAAAAATTTCAATTTTTGCCATAGTTAATAGTCTATAATTCCTGAATCTCTAAGTTTTACGTATAGTTCTTGTCTTTGAATTTCCAATAATGGAGCTGCCCAAATGATTTCCGATAAAATATCTTTTCTCTTATCAATTGATAAAAGATTTTCAGCTTTCAGTGCAATCTCAATTCTACTAGATAATTCTGAAACATGACTGGCTCCAGATTTCATGTGGTTAATGGTATCTAGGTCTTGACCTTCTACATTAAAAACTTTGTCAACATAAACAGTCAGAAGGGCAAAAGTAGTCTTTAAACTTTGTTTAGCTCTATGCATAACAAGTTTATTTTCACCTAAAATTTCAAACTTATCAATTAATAAACTACTAAGAGCTACACTTTGTAACATTACATCACTAAGCTCTTGTTGGCTTAAACTACTCAACAGTGTGACCAATAAAGTTAATGAACAAATTATTATACAATTTATCATTCTTTTCAGAACCAATAAAAACATAACCTATAACAACTTCATTACCTATTTCAATATTAAGAGCTTTAATCTTTTCTATTGTTTTAATTCTGGCTTCAAAGAAACCTTTCTGACCATCTGCAGTTTCAATAGTTAGAACACTTCTAACCATTTTTGTATTATTAGCCTTTACAACTTCCTGGGGTTCAGTCATTGCTGTAAGTATTCCTACTAAGGATGTCATTTGTTTATGATCTGCCATTATAAATATTGTTATATAAAATTAGTAAATAACTTGCTCTTGTAATACCTGTGTAAAATAGTCTTTGTTTTTCTTGCTCATTAGAATTCATGTTGACATTTTTCACATTCAGTATAGTATTCTTGTAGGTAGAACCTTGGGACTTATGAATTGATACTGCATGATTGTATTTGAACCTTGCAAAACTAGCTGCAAAATCATTCTTAGTAACATAGTCTAATAACTTATTTCTACAGTTGTTAGCCATTAGATATAAGTAATGTTTTAAGTTGTTTTCAGCATTTTCATGTATAATAAAAACACCTCTCCAACGTAAAATTCCATCTCCCCAGTCATCAACTTTTTTACCATTTACTATATAGCATTTAAGTATCATTTTCTTTTTGACAGATTCTCTTGAACTATTTTCTACTACTTGGTCAAATTCAACAAAATCAATATCTAAAGTTTCAACCTTTAACTCTTGATTTGTGTTGTATAAAGTACCATAAGGAGCATCAAAAATAATGCTTTCACCTAATTCAACTTTAGCTGGTTCAGGTCCATAGATTCTTTCTCTGACTTGCTGATTTATTTTATCAACTTCAGCATTTGTCCAAGCTAAGTATTTCCATTCATCAGTACCATTAACAGCTGCAAGCTCTTCAATGATTTTAGGTAGGTTTTCAGTGTAAAGAAAACCTTGGCCAGCTTCATTTACTTGCTTTTCACCTTCTTTGATAAGATTTACATTTCTACTTAAAGTAATAATTGGGTTCCCTTCTCCTTGTCTAATAATTTCAGTTAATTCAACTTGAGGATAAGGATTAAATGTAACCCATTTTTGAATTTTCTCAAAGTAATAAGGTACAACAGCTTCATCATGTACATCTTCAAGTTTACTATACATAGTAGGTTTACCTAAGAATACAGGACTTTCATCTTCTCCTACAGGATTAATTTGTTTATCATCACCTACAAAAATAACTATACATCTTCCAGAATACATTTCAATATAACCTAGCATTTCTATACCTAGCATAGAAGCTTCATCAATTAAAAGTAAACCAAAGCCTTGCATTGGAGGATATTTTGGACTAAATGAAGGGCCAAAAGTTTCTTCACCAGTGAATCTGTTAGTCTTTTTTTGATACTTTAGTACAGAATGTATAGTAGAAAAAACAACTTTTGAATTATCTATCTTACTTGATAAAATAGCTAATGCCTTATGAGTAGGAGCTGAGCAAACTATATGACCTTTAATGTTAAACTCTTCTATTGTTGCATCAATTAAAGCATTAACCATAGAAGTTTTACCTGTTCCAGCACTTCCTCTAACTAAGAGTCTTTTCTCTGTTTCTAAAATTTTAAGACTTTCTTGAAGACCTATTTTCTGCCCTTGCTTTAACTCCATTTTTAAATTATTTATAGTAGTATTAATAAAAAAAAGTAAAAAGTAAGGCAAACACCCTACTCTTTACTTTTACTTTTGAAATATTAAAGTCTTGTTAAACTTTGAGAAACAACTCCTGTCATCTCTTCCAACATAGTTGGAGTAGCATAGAAATCATCTTTAATTTCATTTCTCTTGTCCACATCCAACATTAAAGTTGATCTGAAAAAGACTGCTTTAAATTGTGGTTTACCATTAGTGTCCATAATCAGGCCACCAGCATTGGTAGGATGATCTTTTGGATATCTAACAGCTTGTCTATCACCAAGAACTTCTATACTAAGTCTAGTAGTTGCACCAGGAATAGGATTGTCAATAGCATACTGTTGTCTATCAGATATGATAGGATGATTTGACAAAATTCTGTAAAGTCTAGCTTTAGCCAAACTAGCTATTTTAGCTTTAGCAACTTCTTCTGTACAGTCCAAAGGAATGTCTATCCAGGCAACTCTTACTGAAGAAGCATTGTATTCACTTTCTTCAAATCCAAACTCTTTCAAGTCAAATGGATTATCTTGAAGATCACTGCTTACAGACTTTGATGGATAGAAACTCTTTGTTTCTACAGTCTGTTTAAGTTCAGCAGTTTGTGTACCTTCTTTTTGGTACTCTGATTTGTAAACTCTTGTTACCAAAATTGGATGAAAAGTTTCTTCTTTTCTGATTCTGTCTTGTGCAACTGCACTTTGGGCTACTTCACTCATAATGTTTTAATTTAAATGTTTTTTTGGATAATAGTAATGCAAGAAAGCATAAAAACCTGCTTACTATTTTTCCTTAGTTTTGTTTCTCGTTATGCTTTTTATTAATTTCAAAAGGACAGCTTTTTTACAGTGACTCAACAGAGTATGAATAGTATAATTAAATAGCTACTGTTACTATTTACTGCCCCCAAAGTCTAAAAATTTCAAATCAGTTGGACCTCATTAAGCACACTACAAAGTTAAAAACTATGTTTAAGTCTTTTAAGGGATGGACTTCTTAGAATCTAGACAATTTGTGTAGAGAGAGTGGGATTTGAACCCACACACCAAAGATTTTAACATCTTTTGCTCTACCAGATTTTAGCTAATCTCTCCATGTTGTACAGGTAAATGGTCAAACCTATACATTTTTTTGATTTTACAACAAATCATAATTAACAATAAAAACATTATAGGGCACTTATACGGAGATTATGTTTTTCCAATTACATTATGTAAGATTTAAAATCTTACTTGTTTTGTACAAAGTGCCAACTTTGTAATTACGTTAAAAATAAGAACGTTTCCATTTTTGTAATATTACCCACTTCAACCAGTAGCTTCACTGATATTGCCTTGCAATGCTCACATTTCTTAACTACCTTCTTTCCTTACTTGATTATTTGCTATCATTTTCAGGCTTTTAAAGACACTCTTTTTATCCGTCTAGGTATCAGCAAATTAACCTAAAATCTTTATTAAGTGCTGGGTGTACATATTGTGGAGATGCCGAGAATCGAACTCGGGTCCAAGATTACTTCAATTACACAATTTTTTACAGCTTACTTTTATTTAAAGTCTTTAAGTTAGACAAAGGGCCTACTAAATAGTTGACTACCACCACCTTATTTTAGGAATAAGGAAACCAGTATAAAAAATATAATCATAAAACCTAATTCTTTGGCTTAGGCAGCCACAGCTAATTCCACTTCTTCTGAAGTAGAGAACAAAGCAACAACACCATTTAAGATGTTATTTACCGCATTCATGTTAGCTTGTACTTGGGCATTCTCGGTTTGTTTGTCATTTAAAATGATTCACCTTAGTTTTAATCAGTTATCTCTCTGAGCTGAATTGTATAAAAGCGTGCAAACTGTCAAAACCAGTCATCCCCATTAAAACAATAAAGTTAAGTTTTTATTATATACTACTTGGTGTAAGATAGTTCCCCGAATTAACTTCTCACACCTTCTCAGTAACCTGGAATATTATTGAGAGCTTCCAGAACCTTATACTCCCTACTTAACTTTAAATTTTTACCTAGACTAACTATATTAAAGAAAGAGAAGAGGAAAATGCTACTCGAGACTTAATTTTCCTCTATACTCCCCCCGTTAAACCTAGTCCAATCTAAATCTATTCTTTGTACTCTAATAAGAGTAAATTTTCTTTTAATCTGCAAAGGTGAGTATCAGTATCTAGAATTTCTTGTCTTCTATGATGTATTAACTCTTCCTTTAACTTAAAAACTATTTGAGATTGCTCTTCAATAGAAAACCTGTAGATTATTGAATCTAATAGTTTCTTAGCTTCATCTGTCTGTATCTTTTCTATAGGCGGATTTACAAGGCTTATTAGCCAATTTATAAACTTTCTTAACATTGTGTATAATGATTAATATTAATATTTACTTTAATTAATAATAAAGTGTAATAGTTTTATAACTATATACACCTTATTATATACTTGGCATCTTAATAAGCAAAATGCCTAATACCTACAATTTCTTGAGAAACAATTCTATTACAGAATCCTGTCTCTACATATTTCACAGTAACGTCAAGACGTTTACCCATTATGTTTTTTAAATTGTTAGTAGATGCTACAAACTTACCAGAAATAATTCTGTTTCTTTTTACTTTTTTGTCTGACATGGTTGTATAAATTTATGATTGGATTTGGTTAACTATCAAAATGTAAAAATTCACACTATAAATACATTAACAAAGTTGATAACTTAATTATAGCTAAAAATAAGTGAGGGTTTTGAGTTGAGGTTAACAAGAAAAAAGAAAGAGAAACTTAATTCTCTTCCTTTCTTTTAATATCAATCCATTTCTAAGTGGAAATTACAAGTGTTGACATTATCTATTTTTGCTGTGACTCACTTGTATTCTTACAATAAACAACGTATTCTTAGCAATACTATATCTTAATCACTTTTAATTCTTACTGTACACATCTCTTAAATGATTATTGCTCCGAGAGGACCTTAGTTAGAATAAGCTTGGGTAAAAGACACTAGTTATCTTCAGTTGATATTAAAGTTATTAACAATACTTGACTATCTCAATTATTTCTTATACCTTTGAGCAAAGAGTTTGCCCTGCATGCCACAGCATCAGGAAAACCTACTCTCTTAAAGTAAAAGAGGATAACTATAGAGTTTTCTTTTTTGGTTCTTTTTTCTTTTAGGGTTTAATTTTTTGAAGAATAATTTTTCAACCTCTCCATAGTTGCACAAAAATCACAATCACACTTCTCCTTTTTAGAAGATATAGGTTTAGGTTCCTCAGTTTTTAGTTTTGGGTCTCTACTTTGTGCTAATATCTTGGAAAATTCTTTTGCAAGATCAATTTTTTCTTTTTTTAATTCTCCTTCTACCTGTACTTCTTCAATAAAGCTTACATCATCTGTATCTTCAATAGCTTTAATCTCCATAATTCCAGCAAAAAGAAACTTATCTGTTTCTAGTACATCTACACCATATTTAGTTCTGTTTCTAAACATTGTATGTTGAAGGTTTACAATAATTTTTTTTCTTTCTTGTCTTCCAGCTTTATTTTTGACAGATAAACTTAAAGCTGCAGTAATAATAGCAATAGCTGGTTTAGAATTAATTTTGAATGCTTTCATAATATTATATTTGATTTTAATTTTAGTTTTGTTTAAAATATAAGTAAGAAAGTAAATTAATACTTTCTTACTTATTTAATAGATAGGTTTGCAGATTATTTAAGTAATTCACTCAAATCTGTTAGAGTAGAAAAAAGTCTATCTTCTTGAGATAAAAAACTAGATAAAGAAGTTTTAGCTAATCTCAGTTTACTGATTTGATCAGCATTACTAACCTTTTTAATAGTTCTTTCTAAATCTATAATCCAGCCTTCAACATTATAGTTGCACCAGTTCTGAGTAGGAACAATTTTAACTTCCATATAATTGGCAGTTTCTAAATATTCTCTTTGCATACGCATCATCAAACTTAAAGCATTAATAAGGTAAGGAAGATTAGGAGTTGTAAAAATTTGAACAGTATTACTGTCATTCTCATTCATTTTAAAAGCACCATTAGTTGATGCAACAACAGTATTCATGTCATCAACTCCTAATTTTTTTAGTTTCCTATCAATTGTATTCATGGCTGTTTTAAGCTTTTTATTAAGCTCAACCCCAGTTAAAGGTTCCTTTATTACTAAATCTTTTTTCATTACTTCTTTGGAAATAAATTGTTAAACATCCATTTTAAACCTTGAGCTTTCCAAGTATTAGTTTTTCTAATAAGTATCTTGTTAGCTTTAGGAAAATAATCTAATATTCCATACTCTTCTGTTTGAGTATCAATAATTATTTTTCTACCATCAAAAGGAATAACTATACAGTTACTCTCTTTCAATAGTTGAACATAATTATTTTCTTCAAATCTTTCTAACCTAGCTTCTCTTAATGACTTTGTTGATAAAGCTAAAGCTTTAAAGTCATTTTCTTCTTGTTGAGATTGTTGCAAAAGGTCTTCTGATTTGGTAATTCTAGGTCTGCAATTATTGCATTGGTCCTTATCATCTAAGTCTGTGTCTAAATTACAATAACTTCCACAACTAGGACATCTGTCCCTTTCTTCGTGATAATTGCTTGGTGTACTGTTTCTATTAGTCATAGCTTTTAGAATAAAAATATACCTTGCTTGAAATGCAAAAGTCCTAATCTGATTTCATTTTGATGTGCCATCTTGATTGTTGTTAAAATTAATTTTTATAGGTCTTTCCTACAAATATTTTGATGCGAAATGTAAACAAATCTGTCTTACTGTCTCTATAAATAGCTTGTATTTCATCTAAGTTATTAGCTGTAATATTTGCTTCATCTAATTCTTCTAACATAGTTTCCCAAATAGAATGATTTTTAATGCTTCTATATAAGCCAGATTGTTTACCATGTATTATGTCAATGATTTCTTCATCATTGTAAATTACTGCTGTATCTATTAACATAACTATTTATAGGTTAAATTTGAGGTGTTTATAAATTTTGTTTAATCCAATTTTTAAATTCTCTATAATCACCAGAATAGTGTTCTAATAAAGTTTCGTCTGCTGAAATATCTTGTAATAATTCAAACAGTTTTTTTTCAATTTCTTCTCTATTCCAACTATTTTTTGTTGATTTTATAGTAATAGTGTTATCAGGATTTATTTTTAATCTCTCTCTTAAAATTTTATTACCCATAAAAACTCCATTTGGATAATATTCTTTTTCCCAATAATCTTCATACTCAACTGATACATCAGTAATAATATTATCCTTATTATAAGATTCAATATATTTTTCAATGAATTGTTGTGAGGGTTTAGGTAAAATAGAATACTCATAAATATCTAAATTTTCATTCCCAGGTGTAACATAAGGTATATGTAATGAAGTATCTGTTGTAGCTATGATTTTTCTATCATCATTTGTTAATTCTGATACTTTTTTACATTGTGTAGGTTTTACATCTACATTAGGTTCTAGATACCAATCAGCTTCTTTTATCTCATCATCTGAAGTGATATAAAGGTGTTGAACATTACAAGCAATTGCTGTATTATCTTTGTATAGGAGTCCTCCTGTCATTATTGACATTCTTATGTCTCCTGTTGCTTTTTCATTTGTAGATAGCTTAATTACATGAACTCTTTTAAACTGTTCTTTCATAACATTTGTTTTTAAGATTAATAAAAAATCCACTTTGTAGTGGCACTTATCAATGGTTGAATTTCTCCAACGCTGAACATAACAGTTAGCACCCTCTTTCTTACTACCAAATACCTTGTCTTATTAAGTATGGTATTAACTTTAATAATGATAGTAAGAGTAGGGTCAGTAAACAATTAACGGGTTTGAGTTTTGACTATTTGCCTGTCCATTCCTTTCTGATTAGCAGGCTTCAAACTGTTTACTTCTTTTGCTGAGAACTCATTTGTGTTGTATAGAACCAATATTCTATCTTTATTTTTGACGGTATGCAGGGTCTCAACCTGTACAACACATTACATATTACTATGTATATCCAATTTTTAAAGTGGTTTTTAATGTTTAGTCCACTTTAATAAATCAATTTTCTGGAGCTTCACCAGCCTTCTATATTCTATTAACCTCCCAGTTAAGGGTCAGTGTAGAGCTTTTTACTTTAATTGATTCATTATTTTATAATAATAATCTGGGGTCATATTCCATATACTCTCTAGGAGTTAAAGGATCAACACGTAAATACTTTGATAAAGGATTAACTACTAGATACTTTAATTCAGAAACTTTATCATTTACAAATACAGAGTCTCTATCTTCTATTGGAATAAAACTCTCAATTTCTTTCCATATTTCTGCAGTACTACCTGGCACACCCATAATTGAAGCATTTGCGGTAAATATTTTATAGAAATTGTAGTTTCCTTCTTTATTCTTATAGGCCATATAAATTGGCTTATTAAGAATTTGAGCTTGAGTAAGTTCTTTTAAAACACCTACTGGAAGAGTATTTGAGTTAAAACTCCATTCATTATTAGTAGTCATAAATATAAAAATATCACATCTACGAACAGAATCTCTATCATAATTACTACCTCTTTTCCAATAACAAAGATTACTCTTATAATAATCATCATTACTTAACTTATGAAGTACTTTTTTAGGTTCCTCCAAATCAAGTGCGAGTGGAATTGAAACATAAATATTAGGCTTCATTATGACATGATTTTAACTTCTTCTACTTCTTCTTTCTCATCATCAGAGAAATACTTATTAAAAGATTTAGTTTTAATTCTAATTTCTCTGGAGAGCAATTCTTTAGAATACTCTAGGTTAATAATATCTGTGAATCTCTTTTCACAAGACTCTCTTGACATTGCTGCTTGGCCTGAATTGACATTAGTCTCAAGACTAAAATCTTTTAATTCAAACAGTTTATCATTAATTTCTTCTAACTTTGTAGCTAGTTTATCAAGAATATCTCTTTGGATATTTCTTTTGATAGATGTAACAAATCCAGAAGCTCTTTCACTTACTGATTTGTTTTTACGAAGTAATTTGTCTGCTTTCATAAGCTAAAATTGGTTTTAAATTAAATGTTTATTAATAAATATTGTAAATAATAGCTCTAGTTTTTTCTAGTCTTTCGCATATAGAATTAGCCAGTACAATTAAGCACTTGTTGTGTAATCAGGGCTGTGTAGACCTGTATTGTTTACAATATTATTTCTTTTTCTTTCTTTTAGGAATAAATATAGGTCTATTTGAAGGTTCTTTCCAATACCCAAATGTAAGAGGAGATTGAGATGAATCATAATTCATCCCTTCTCTTCTTGTTCTAAAAGCTTTATAGTCAGCTTTTTTCATGGTTAATCTCTAAAAAACTCTAATATTCTTTCTAAATCTCTTGGTTCTAATGTAAGCATTTCAGAAACTATTCTCTGAAAAGGTCTTAAACGAGGAACTAGTGTTTCAGTTTGATTAATAGATAAATTAGCTCTATTCTTTACATTTTTATGACTGAAACCTTTAGTTGAACCAACTGTTACAACATTATGACTGTGTTTAATACCTCCTTGGTAATACTGCCATTGTACACTACCTAAACTTCTACCTATTTGTATAGAAGATTGTCTAAGAGCTTCTTGAATATTATCAGGAAAGCTTTTAATATTATTTGCAATAGTTGCTTTATCCTCTGCTGTGTACCTTTGGTTAGACCTGTTAACTGCAATTGTATGTGTATTGTTCATAACTATGATGAATTAAATGTTTATTAAAGTATGAGTTGAATTAATGTTTTTTAAGACCTTTAACAGTACAGAATATGAAATTAATCATAGCTATAACAGTAAATATAGCCCAATTAGGGAACATATCTTTAGAGCCTTCCATTGTACCTACAAAAATGTAAGATACAAGTATGACAAAAGAAGCAACAAACCATGTTTCCCACATAGTTTGTTTGCTGTCTGAGTAGGTATTTTTTGCCATTAGTTTACATATTTTTTAGCTGGATTACCTTTTTTATTGGTATAGATAAAGAATAATTTACCTTTAACTGATTTATAAACAGTATTAGATATACCTTTATAAATGGCTTTATCTAATGTTTTAACTGATTTACCAATTAATTGTTGCTCTGTTTTAGGCAAGTCTAGGTTATAAACTTTTTGAGCTGAAACTGTTGTACTAATTAATAGTATCAATAGTAATGTGTAGAATAAATGTTTCATAACTTTGATGAAATTAAATGTTGATTAAAAAATAGTTTAAGTAATTATCTTCTCATTGCATGTCCTGCATTGGCTCCAAGTTCTCTTAATTCTTTTAATATAAGTGAGTACAAGTATTTGATGTAATTTTTCATTGTGTTTTATGTTTTAGGTTTAGGTGTTTGTTTTAATTGTAAAGGTAATAAGATAATCTATATTCTTATGCTATCTTATTTATATCTACTGCATAGTCAGAGCTAAGCATAATGATATAATTGCATTTGTAATATAGACTATCTTTGGTATTAATTATTTTAAGATGTCAATGTACCAAGTATCATTGTCTTCTCCTTTAGTTTTAATAAGACCTGAGTATATATATGGAGTAAACCAGTCTACTAAATGGTCATATATTTCATCATAAGCTTTAATCTCACAGTTTATTTTAAGAGTCTTATCAACTCTATTAAATACTGTAGTTGCTGTATTAAAGATTTGACTCCATCTATGACTCTTACCAAAGATATGGTCTATAGGTAATTCAGGCTGTTCTTCAACTGAGAATCCACCTACACTTTTACCAAATTTATCCTGAGCTAATTCATTCCACATGTCACCACTAGATAGTTTCTCTAGTATGTCTAATATTTCTTCTGGTGTATCATTGTTTAATGTTACATCGCATTTTAATTTTGTGTAATATCCCATAGCAATTATTAATTAGTATCATTAATAAAACAAGAGTAAGCTTTTGTATCTTTAAAATGTAAGTCTACAGCTGTGTCATGTGCTTCTTTTTCACTTGTAAAGATTCTAGGATAAGGCTTTACAGTACTATCCATATTATCTTGTAAGATTATGAATAGCTGGCTAATTTTAATTTCTAGTTTCATTTTAATTTGGTATTAATGATTAGTTATTTTTACATCTAATGGAAGATTAGTTGATTTTATAATCATTACATCTTCATCAGTATTAGGGTCTTCATTATAATCAAGATATATTTCTTGATAACATTCATCACAATATTTCTCAAAATTGACATTATTGTGTTGTTCAAGGCAATTTGGACATTTATCCATGACTATTTGAGGTATTAATGATTAGTAATTAGTTTATAGTTAAATAGCCAATTTAGATTTAGCTATTAATAGTAATGTTTATAAAATGAGTAAGTGTGGATTTACCGTGAATATGAGGTGTTGGGTTGTTACACACACTCTGACACCGCACTCTCACTGACTTATAACATAATATTAACAGCAATAATGCTAGTAATAAGTGAGGGTTTTGAACTGAAGTTTCTTATTAAAAAAGACAACAGTAAATTAAGATGGAAAGTTGCTTAGAACTGAATAAAGAGTTAAAAAAATAACCTATCCACTGTATTTCTACAATGAATAGGTATTTATCTAATCTACTAGAACAAATCAGCAAGATCAAGTCTCTCTGTAGATGTTCCTACCAACTTAATTCTTACTTCTCCGTCAGCATTCTTAGTTTCAGCAACGTTGATCTTGTCAAAGAAACCTCTTTGAATCAAATCCCCTTCTTTCTTGTCTGCTCCTGCATTTATTGAGAAGTAAACATTCTCTGCTACATTACTTTTATTGATAAAAGTAATATAAGGATAACCTTTGGCATTCTGTCTAACAGCTTTGTGTATGCTTACAAAGTTCTTTGTTACCATAAATTCTTGAACTGTTACAGTAACTAATGCAGGTGTTGATGTATTTGACATAACGTGGGTTGCTCCTTTATTATCCCGAGCTAGGCTTTATAATAGTTTATTTATACTAGTGATCAGTGAGGGTTTTGAGTACCTCAGGTATTATATGATACATACATACATCAAGTGTATATAGTATCATGTGGATGTGTCAATACATAGACAGAGCAGACAACAAGAGATACAACCTTAGGTACAACAATCAAGTGTCCTACAAATTGTGTGCTCAAGCTGTAGCAAGTCTAGCATGTAACAACAGTTGATATATCTTTATATATATCAGGCAAGAAATACCCAGCATAGAAAACTATGGGGAGGGACTTGTACTTACTAATAATAAGTGGGGGTTTTGTCTCAAGGTGAAATACACTCTCAAGAAATTTCCAAAAAATTTTTTTCTTATAAATAGCTTTTCTTTAAATATTATTATTAACTTTGCTACATATTAATCTTTAATGATATGAAAAAATTTAATAGTATGGATAATTTTGAGAAAGCTATTAACAAGATAGATAAGAAAAAAAGTTTAGGTAAAGGAATATTGGCTCAAATAGAAGAAAATAAAAATTTAAAAGTGGTTACAGAAAAAGATTTTCAGGAAGCTATGAATTTAACCTTTCTTAAATCTAGAAGACCTAGTAGTAGAATTATAACAATGTTTACAGGTGAGGCAGGTATGTTTATGTTTAACTGGGCTGTTACATTTGGAGAAAATATTAAAGTTAAAAATTATAAGCAAGAGTTTAAAAGGACTAAAGGAATGTATTTTTCTTTATTTACAAAACAAGGAAAGTATAAGCTTTATGTATTGGGTACAACTTTCACTGTGTATGAAGGAACTAAAGTAATAAAGGTTTTTACTGATGTACAAAGTTCTAATCTTATGGACTTTAGGGTATTTGATAAGCCTCAGATACATAAAGAGAAAATGATAAAGATTAATAATTATTTAAAAAATTTAGAGAATGGAAGCAAATAAAAATCAAGTAGAAATAGTAGTTAATAATAGTGATGTTTTTGTTCCAGTATCAGGTAATACTTATAAGAGCCAAAGAGAGCTTATTACTGACCACTGGTGTAGAAAGAAAAAAGAAGCTAGGCTTAGAGGAGAAGATTTTGATGAAACAGATAAAGCTGTTTACATAATTGCAGCTAAAATATTATATCCTTTTGAGGGTAGGTATGTTATTGATTCTGAAGGTAATGTGAAACCTTTAATAAACATATAATGATACAAAAAGCAATCACAGCTCTGACAGAGTTAGAATATAATGTGACTCATTTGAATATTATCAATACTTTCTTACCTGTAAATCTAACTCCTAAAGAGATTGAAGTACTTGCAGGTTTTATGTCTTTAAAAGGTATATTAGTAGATAAGGATAGGTTTGGAACCACATTCAGAAAGGAAGTTAAGAATAATCTAAAGATGTCAGATGCAGGTCTGTCAAATCACTTAGGTAATTTAAAGACTAAAGGTGCAATTAAAGAGAACTTAGAAGGTAATCTTAGCATACAAGAATTTTTATTTCCAGAAGAAAGTAAACAATTTTATCAGTTTAAAATAGAAAAGAAATGACACTAAGTAACCAAGAACTTGTTGAAAAATTCTATGAAGCTAATAAACATCTTTATCCTCACATGAATTTAGAAGAGATGAAGTTATGTTGTAATACTCCCTTCTTATTTGTTAGAAAAGAAATGGAAAGTGGGGAATTAAATACAGTAAGACTTAAGTACTTTGGTACATTCCTTACTTATCCTAAAAGAGTAGAACACATTCTTATTAGAATGGAAGAGCAATTTAAAAACTTAACTTTATCAGCTAAAACTTATTTCAATAAGAAAGCTATGATAGATAAATACTTAAGAAAGCATGAAGCATAAAAGAAAATTTAATGATATATTTGCATATCTTATAGGTAAGTATAGGTACAAGCTTTACTATAATACTAAGCTCTGGTTCTTAATGAGGCCTCATATCTTTGAGCAAATAGCATGGAGAATATCTGTAATGAACTTAGATTGTTACTTACAAGGGAGCTGTATTAAGTGTGGTTGTGAAACCACTGCTTTACAAATGGCAAATAAATCATGTCCAGGGAACTGTTATCCTGTAATGATGGATAAGAAACAATGGAAGAAGTTTAATAGTACAACAAAAATTAAAGATTATGAAAAATTATTGGCAGAGTAAAAAAGTAAACTTTGGTACAATTAGAAGAAACTCTTCTAGAGATTTTGAGTTTCAAGGTTTGATTACAATTCCTGAAGTAAAGGAAATCAATGTAGGATGTGGTTGTACTAAAGCAAAGTATGATGCTAAGAATAGAATCTTAAAGGTAAGATTTGATGCTGGTGAAATTCCTAATCATATTGAAGGAGACCAATTAGTTTATAAAACTATAAATGTAGTATACAAAGATGATACAGAAGATATATTAGTAATTGAAGGAACTAAAACTAGATAAAATGAGCAGAACAATGATAGAGGATTATGTAAGGTTAGCAAAGATTAACCCTACAGTAGAAAAGGAATTTGAGTTATTTAAAGAAAATATCTTTAATAAGACTTTAATTTGGGAAGGTGTCAAAGACATCAAGAAAGGTGGGCAACTACATAATGTTGCAGGAGATACAGGTGGGTGGACATTATGGGGAATAGCCTATAATATGAATTCAGGCATGTTTAAAAATTTTGATGACTTTAAAGATACTACTTATGAAGAAGCAGCTGCTCTTGCTTATACTAAATATTATAGAGCCATCAATGCATTCATATTACCTATTGGTGCTAGACTTATGTACTTTGATATAGCATATAATATGGGGAATATGAGAGCTATTAAACTTATGCAAGGTTGTGCAGGAGTTCCTGCTGATGGTATTATAGGCCCTATGACTAGAGAAAAAATGCAGTATGTAACAGAGGAATGTCTGTACAATGCCAGAAATACTGCTTACAATAATATCGTTAGAGCTAATATCAAGATGAAGAAATTCATTAAAGGTTGGCTAAATAGATCAATAGCAATCTTCAAAGCATAATGGTAACTAAACTTTCAAAGATTCCTATTTACGGACTTAACTTACATATAGTTATTACAGAAAACTTTATGTCTGATATGGCAGAAATTAATAAAAAGTACCACAATAATTTTACTGAAGAAGATGCTTCACTAGGTTTTAGTCAACAAAGAGAAGGTTCTACATTAATTGTTATTAATGTTGGTAAACATAAAAAAATTTTTAAAAAGAATTTTGAAATTGAGGTAATTGCTACAATAGCACATGAAGCAGTTCATGCTTGCAATACTATGTTTAATGCTATAGGTGCTAAGTTAGATAATGACAACGATGAACCTCAAGCTTATTTAGTAGATCACATAGTAAAGGAAATTTATAGATGTTATTTAAAACATAAAGAATAATGAATTTACTAATAGAACATGAAAATTATATAGAAGAATTAAAGCAAGAATTTTACTCTGTAGATGATATACAAAAAGCTTCTAAGTGTATGTTAGAGTGTAGTAAACCTCAAATAAAAGGACTTTTATTTGCCTTTACATTTCCTCCAAAAGAGATGTATGTAATGGACACAGTTAATAATTTAAAAAAAAGTTTATGAGTATATTATTTACATTAGAAAACAAGATAGTAAAACCTAATATAGAAACTTTATTGATTTCTCCTTTCACTGAAATTTGGGAAAGAGATACTAATCCAGGTAAGTTTGTTGCTATGGAAGAGTTTACTTATATTGAGTTTATGGTGTCTGTCAACAAGACTAATCCTTATAAAGGTTATCCTGAAGAAGAAAGAAGATTGAGATTGAATAAAGATATTATGAAGCATGAAGATTATGTACCTGACGAGTTGGTACTTAAGGGAATTGCTGTATTACAAGATTTTCAAGCTAATGCTTCTGCTACTTATAATTACTATATGTCAGTAAAGAAAGCAGCATTAAGACTTCAAAATTTCTTTAATACTTTTGATCTAAATGCAGTAAATATTAAAACAGGTAATCCTTTACTTAAACCTAAAGATATTACATCTGCTTTAAATGATACTGAAAGAGTGTTGCAAAATCTTACTGTACTTGAAGAGAAAGTAAATAATGAGATTTTTGAAAGTGTTAAAACTAAAGGACAAAAAATTGTAAGTGTCTTTGCTAATCCTGATACATTGTAATAAATGAGTATAGTAAATTCAATTAGGAATCCAGATGGTATTTGGATAAATTCACAAGCTTTTAGAGAAGAAGCTTTGAACTTTAAAAAGTATGGTTACTACTGTGCTGACCCTGAGGGAAGTCCTGATTGGTTTAACTATTGGCAAGAACAAAGAAGAAGATGTAGGTTTGGACATGCTGTAGGTGGTTCTCGTATTACAGGGGACCACTATTTTTATTTGAACTTCTGTCCTATTATGAAAACAGAAGAAGATGAAAAAGGTACCAATGAAATTAAAAGAAAGAGAGTATTAAAAGGTAGTAAAGAATTAGATTTTCCAGATTTCTGGGATGGAGATTATAACTACTATTGGTCAAGAGAAATAGCAAGAAATGGTGTATTAGATTCAGGAATCATTACAAATGAGGAAGCTGATGAAATATATAATTTACCCGATCTGGAACAAGCTTTACAATTAAAAAAAGTATTTGATTCTTTACATCTTGAGGTTAGAATTGAAATAGATTATCTTTATGGTGGGTATAATCTTATTGTAGGTAAATCCAGAAGGAAAGGTTATTCATTTAAGAATGCCTCTATTGGTGTTAATAACTATTTGACTAGACCTAATAAGCTTACAATTTTTGGTGCTGAAGATAAGAAATACCTATATCCAAAAGGTATTTTTACTATGGCAAATAATTATATAAATTTTATTACTCAACATACTCCGTGGGTATATCCTAGGGATGTTATTAACCAAGCTTCCAAAGGACATTTCAGAGCTTCTACATTAGAGACTAAGAATGGAGTACCTGTAGAAGTAGGATTTATGTCAGAACTTATGTCACTTACATTTTCTGATAATCCAGATGCTGCAAGGGGAAAAGATGCTTATGATTTAATTTTTGAAGAAGCTGGTTCTTTTGGGCCTCCAGGATTATTGAAAGATAGTTACAAAGCTTCTGAGGATTGTGTAATGGATGGAGATGTTAAAACAGGTCTTATTACAATATTTGGTACATCTGGAGATATGGGTGGTGGTACTGCAGATTATGCTGAGATGCATGGTAGCCCTCTTAGATTTGGACTGCTTCCATTTCAAAATGTTTGGGATGAAGATAGTGAAGATACTAAGTGTGGATTCTTTCACCCTATTACTTGGAACATGCCAGGCCACTATGATAAGCAAGGTAATTCTAATTTGCAGTCAGCTAAAGATGCAGAATTAAAGGTTAGAAAAACTAGAAAAGATAATGGAGCCACCAGTACTGATATGCAAAGCAGAATGCAAGAAAAACCATTTGGTCCTTTTGAAGCATTTGGAATGGTATCTACTAATAACTTTCCTGTACTAGAATTAAAAAGACAATTGGATATTGTATTATCTAAAGGTCTTCATCTTACTAAAGGTACACCAGTTAAGTTGTATTATGATTATGAAACTAAAAGAGTTAAGGCAGACCCTATACTAGATGGTACTGCTAATGTAATTTATAGAAGACAACCAGAGAATACTTCTCTTGCAGGTTGTCCTGTAATTTATGAATATCCTTCAGTAATACCTGTACCTGGAGCATATAAAATAGGGTATGACCCATACAGACAAGATAGAGGAAGTTCTCTTGCTTCTATCATAGTTTACAAAAGTGTTATAATGGGACACAAAACTAAAAGAATTATTGTAGCTGAATATGTTGGTAGACCCAATGAAGCAGATGATGTAAACTACATTGGTAGACTTTTTGCTGAGCTTTATAATACTAAAATAATGCATGAGAATGAAGTTACTCATGTTAAGTCATACTTTAGAAAAAGAAAACAATTACATTTTCTAGCTTACCAGCCTGATGCAGTAATTAGTAAAAATGTAAAAAATAGTAAAGTAGCTAGAGTATATGGGTGTCACATGATTGAAAAATTAAAAGATGCTGGTGAAAAATATATTAAAGATTGGTTATTAGAAGTTATAGATTTTGATGAAAATGGTGACCCAGTTAGAACTATAGATAGAATATATTCTCCAGGAATATTAGAAGAACTTATAGCTTATAATAGAAAAGGAAACTTTGATAGGGTAATGGCATTAATGCAAGTTATGTTCCAAGAAGAAGAAGAAGCTTTAACTAAAGTATATGAGGAAGAAGCTAAGCCAGTTTCAGGTAATGCTAAAAAGTTAGTTGAAATGATGTCTACTATGTATGTTAAAAATAATAATGTGAATTTAAATAAAAGATTGAATTAAATTACTATTTTTGTAAACACTTAATATTGATAGATGGGAACTAGACAAATTATAAAAGATACTGAAAGATTAACTAGAGCACAAAGAGAAGAGAATAATTTTCAGTGGTTTAGGGAAAGAATAGACTCTTATGATGTAGAAGCTAGTGGTAATCATAATAGTGGTGGTTCAGGTATTTCAGAATATAAAAGAATGAAAGTCAATTATGACTTGTTCAATAACATTCTTAATCTAAAAGATTTTGAATATGTATGTAGTCCCTATGGAGCCAATGTAGGTGAACTGCCTGCACAAATGGTTAATAGAGATATTTCATCTAATAGAATAAAAGCTTTACAAGGAATGGAATCTAAGAGACCATTCAATTATAAATTGCTTGCAGTTAATCCTGAGGCTACTACTAGAAAAGAACAAGAAGAAACTTCCAGAATAAGAGATTATGTTATTGAAGGTATTCTTGGTCCTATTAAACAACAAATTGAACTTCAATATCAAGAACAATTAAATGGGGAAATGACTCCTCAACAGAAGCAGGAACTACAAAAGAAAATGCAGGATGAAGTTACTGCTAAAACTCCTGATCAGGTTAAGAAGTATATGAGAAGAGATCATCAAGACCCTTCTGAAATACAAGGCCAACAAATTCTTAACCACCTTACTAAGCAACAAGATGTAAAAAGAAAGCTTAACAATGGTTGGAAACATGCATTGTTATCTGCTTATGAAGTATATTGGATAGGTATAATAAATGGAAAACCAATACTCAAAGTAGTAAATCCACTTAGGTTTAATTTTGAGAAATCCTCAGACCTAGAATTCATTGAAGATTCTAGATGGGCAGTTGCTGAATTCAGAATGCACCCATCAGAATTAGTTGCTATGTTTGACTTAACAGATAATGAAATAGATACTTTGTATTCTAATTATCAACAAAACATGGGTATTCATACTCAAAGCAATTTATTTAATTTTGGAGAGCAAGTTGAAAACATTGATGAAACTGGTATAAAATTAATCCATGTACAATTTAAAAGTCTTAGAGAAATAAAATGGTTAGATTTTATTGATCAAGATGGTGTACTACAAAAGAAATTTTTAGTAGACGAAAACTATAAACTTAATAAAGAAATAGGTGATGTATCTATTGTAAGTGAATGGATAGTGCAAACTTATGAAGGTTATAAAATAGGCCCTGATATTTACAAAAATATGCAACTTGTAGAAGGACAGTTAAAAGATACTGACAATATTGGAGAATCTAAACTTTCTTATTATGGAGCTGTGTATGATAGTTTAAACTCTAATCCTACTTCTATAATGGATAGAATGAAAGCTTATCAATATTACTACAATATTGTAATGTACAGAATAGAACTTCTTATGGCATCTGATGATGGTAAGAAAATATTAATGAACATTAATGCTATACCTTCAAGTGCTGGAGTTGATATTGAAAAGTGGCAGTATTTCTTTAAGAGTTCACCGTTTATGTGGTTTGACCCTAATGAAGAAGGTATGGACCAAAGTGATATTAATACTATTGCTAAGACTTTGGATTTATCTTTGGCTTCTGATATTAATAAGTATGTTGAAATGGCAGAATATCTGGAACAAAAATCTGGTAAGTCTGTAGGTATTACAGACCCAGTATTAGGTCAAACTGCTGTATCTGAAAGAGTAAGTAATAATCAACAAAATCTTGTACAAACTTCTTACATACTTGAACCATACTTTGATTTACATAATTGTGTAAAAAAGAATGTTCTTCAAGGATTACTTGATGTAGCTAAGATAGCTTATATTAATTCTGATTTAAAAGTTCTTACTAATGTACTAGATGATATGTCAGTTGAATTATTGACATTAGACCTAGATATGTTGGTATCTAGTAATTTAGGTTTGTATGTGGAAGATAGTTCTATATCAGAAGGTATTAGAGAAACTATCCAGAACTTGTCACATGCTGCAATGCAAAATCAAAAAGTTGAATTGTCTGATGTACTTAAAATTATTAGACAAGATAGTATACAAGAATCTAGTGAGATACTTGAAGTTGCTGAAGAAACTAGAATACAGAGAGAACAAGCTAATGCTGAAGCAGAAAGAAAGTTCAAATCTGAACAAGAAGATAAGAAAATTGCACATCAAAAAGAAATCTGGGAACATGAAAAAGAAATCATTATTCTTAAAGAAAAAGAAAAAAGAGAAACTGATATTCAGAAACAACTTATTCTTACTGTTGGCTTTGACCCTAATAAAGATCAGGATAGTGATGGAGTACCTGATGCCCTTGAGATTGCTAGGGATGGTGTAAATGCTCACATACAAATGAGAAAAGAAGCTAGAGAAGATAGAGCTCTAGATCATCTAATTGAAAATGACAAAGAGAAAAACAAAATAGATAAAGCTAACAAGCAAGCAAAAAGTAGCTCAAAATAAGAAAAGGCTATTACACTTTAAATAAGTCGAGTAAAGAATTAAACTTGTATTTTATAAATAATTAAACTTAAATTTGCAACCATTATGATTAAAGAAACCCTAGACAACTTTTCAGGATTTGAAGCAAGCTCACATGATTTCTTTGGAGAAAAAGAAATTATTGCTGAACTAACTCCTCAAGAAGTTTTAGAACAAGTAGCTGAAGATAAAGTTACTGTTGAAAAAGAAAAAACAGACAAAAAAGAAAAAGCTGAAGAAATAACTGTTGACAAACAGTTTGAAGAATTTGAAGCTGTACATAAAATGTCTGATGAAGATGATGACAATACAGATATTACAACTCCAGATAAAGTAAAGGAAAAGGCTCCAGTTGTAAAAATAGGTAATAAAGATACTGTTGAATTTTTAAAAGAGAAAGGTATGTTATCTTTTGAACTTGAAGAAGGTACAGTAATGACAGAAGACCTAGCTCAAGAAATATTAGAAGATAACTGGGAAGATTCTATCCAAGCAGGTGTTGAGAATACAATTAAGGATTTACCAGAAGCTGTAAAAGATTTAGTAAGGTTTGCATCTAAAGGTGGAAATGTTACAGAATTGCTTTCTAAAATGTCTAGTCATGCTGTTACAGGTTTAGATAAAGATAGTGATATGACAGATGAAGCTAATCAAATTTTATCTGCAACACTTGAATTACAGGATTTAGAATATGATGCTGAGGATGTTATTACTCAAATTGAGTTTTTAAAGGATAGTGGTAAGTTAGAAAACTTTTCTACTAAAGCTCAAACTAAGCGTGTAGCAAGACAAGAAAAAGAAAGAAAAGCTGGTATTACTGAAATAGAACAAACTAAGATTAGAAATAAAGCTACTCAGAAAAAATACAAAGATGAATTAACTACTTATCTTGAAACAGTTGAAAACTTTAAAGGTTTAGTAATTAGTAAAAAGGATAAAGAAAGTCTTCCAAACTATATTGCTGATGTAAAAATTCCTCTTCAAAATGGAACAACTGTTAGTAAATTTCAAGCTGACTTATTTGCTATACTAGGAGACAAAACTAAACTTATAGGTTTAGCCAAGTTAGTAAACAGTGACTTTGATTTCAGTTCAATTAGTGCAAAAACAATTACAGAGTTTTCAAAGGCAGCTCAAGCTACCATACAGAACTCAGATAAAATAAATTTAAAAGGGTCTTCAGGAAGTTCACAAAAACAAAAAAAATCTCTAGCAGATTTACTAGACTAATATTAATTAAAAATGTAAATAACTATGGCTACATTAGGAAATAAACTCATTATCAAAGAGATGGAGTGGAATGCAAATATGACTGAGCAGTCTCACTTAGGGAAAGCTTTACTTGCAAAACCACACAGATTGATAGGAGAAATGGACAAATTGTTCTCTGCACAAAACTACTACTCTGATAACCCAATCAGTTCAACATTGATGGGAAGCCCAAGAACAGAAGAAACTATTGCTGCTACTGAATGGGAATGGGATTTAAAAGGAGCTAACACTAGACCTTTAGTTGTAATTTCAAATGTAGAGCCTACATCAAATACAACTCCAGGTAAGTTTAGAGCTACCTTTAAAATTAAGTTGGATGAAAATTGGTATCTTCCAGGAGATGTTATTTTTCCAGGTACTTCTAACAAGAAGTATCAAGTAAGAATCCAAAATCAAGGTCAAAAATCTGGAGATGGTACAGTCTATACTGTTAGAATGAACTCTGATGATCCTCAAGCATTTATGCCTTTGAAGTATTTGAAGCCAGGACAACAATGGGGTAAGTTATTTTCTCAGTATGAAGAAGCTGCTGAGCAATCAGGTTCTACTGTTTTCAGTATGCCAATTGCTTTCAGAAACAAAATGTCAAAATACAGAAAGGAATACAGAATTACTGACTATGCTTCTACTGAAGTTTTAGCTGTAGCTATTCCTGATAGTAAAGGAACATATCATAATTCATGGATGCGTTATGCTGAAGTTGAATATTGGATTCAATGGTACAGAGAAATTGAAAGAGGTTACTGGTATTCAAGAAGTGCTGAAACAGTTCTTGGTGCAAATGGTAGACCTGTAAGAATGGGCCCTGGAATTCAAGAGCAATTAGAAGATTCTCATGTACATAGATACACTCACTTAACTGCCAAGTTAATTGAAGAGTACTTGCAAGATATTTTCTACTCTAGAGTTAAACCTGGAAAAGGAAGACAAATCAAAGGATATACAGGTGAATATGGTATGTTACAATTCCATAGAGCTATCCAAGATTGGCAAGCTAAATCTTCTTTCATTAAGAATGTTGAAGTTTATACAAACAAAGTTCAGTCTGATGTGCATACAAATGCATTGGAAGCTGGTTACCAATTTGTTAAATACAACATGGCAAATGGAGCATCTTTAGAGTTGATTCATAATCCTCTTTATGATGATAGAGAAATCAATTTCGAGATTGATGAAGTAACTGGATTCCCTATTGAGTCTCAAAGAATTACATTCTTAGACTTCTCAGGAGAAGGTAAAAAATCTAACTTGAAAATTATGAACAAGAAAGATGGTTTCAGTTTCACTTATGTGGAAGGTATGTATGGCCCTTATGGTCCTAAGAATGGTGGTTCTTCTGCTCACGCTGGAGATTACTATGAAATGCATGTTGGAAAATCATGTGGTATTCATATTGAAGATGTAACTAAATGTGGTGAATTGATCTTATCAAGAAACTAATTAGTAGATAAATAACAAACTACCTTAATTAATTTTAAGGTAGTTTTATTTAATTAAAAGAATTATATTTGCTAAAATAATTAAAAAGAAAATTATGAGCACACTAATTGAAGTTAGACCTATCGAAGTCAAAAAATGGCACAATAAAGTAGGTAATGAGTCTTTCACAAGACCTAAGAAAATGCAAGCATTAGTTGATACAGAAACCATGAAATATGCAACTGGATTAACTGTAGCTGATATTAAAGATTTGAAAGCTAAAGGTATTAAGTATGATTTATCAGATAATTTTGATTCTGAAGTACCTCACCCTTTTTGGGATTCAAATATGAGTACATTTAAGTTAGAAAATAATACAATGTTTTTTGACATTAACTTACCTCTTAATTTTATCAAAGTTAAAATTATGAGAGCAAGTAAGTACATTGCTAATTCAATGTCAGATTACAATGAAGGTTTATTCCCTGAAGCTACTCACGTGATTTATGATGAAACAGAAGAAGCTGATATTGTTGCAACTAAAGTAGCAACTAAAAACAAAGCTATCATTGAAGCATCCAAATTATCACCTGATAAAAAAATTGAGCTTATTATGATTATAGATGGCAAAAATCTCAAAGGACAGAGTACATCTTTCATAGAAGTTGCATTAGACAAAATTGTCACTAAAGATGCTGATGGATTCTTAAGACATTTAACAATGGATAAAAAAGAATCTACTAACTATGCTTTAGTTTTAGAGTGTTTACAAAAAAGTATCTTAAGAAGAGAAGGGCACAAAATCTTACACATGGATTCTTTACTAGGAATTGATGAATTAGAAGTGGCCAAATATCTTTCTTTAGATGAAAATCAAGATTTGAAATTAGTTCTTTTATCACAAGCTAATAACTAAGAAGGATGAATGTTAAGGAGATGCATTACGATTTTAAAAAGAAATTCAACAAGATTGACAGTCAGAAGAATAGAAATCTTCTTGTGCCTGAAATTGACTGGTTCTTAAATGAAGCTGAAGAAATTTTTATTAAACTAATTGCTGAACCTAGAATTAAAAACAACTTAGGTTTTGAAACTAGTCAAAGGTCTACAGAAGATATAAAGTCTATAGTAGTAACTGAATGTTTAAATCCTAATGGAAAAAGTGTAGTACAATTACCTGAAAGATATAAGTATCATATATCAAGTAATTGTACTATAACTAAAAAAGAATGTGCTAATAGAAAAGCTAAAGTATTCATTGTCCAACATGATGATGATTCTGAGGGAAGTGTTTTTAATAAGTCATCTTTTGAATGGAGAGAAGTTAATGCTCTTTTTAATTCAGATGGAATGTTATTTGGCACTGATGGTACATTTACTGTAGACAATGTTTGTATTACCTATATACGCAAAACAAAGTATATCCACAATGCTGAAGATTACAGAATTGATGGATATGTGATGCCCTCTGGAGTAGCCTTAACAGGCTCTGTAAATTGTGAACTTCCAGACCATACTCATAGAGAAATTGTTGATATTGCTGTAATGCTTGCATCTTCGGAAATTCAAACTTCTGATTATCAGGTGAAACTGAACAAACTGAATTTTAATCAAATTATTTAATTAAAAACGTATTATTATGAGTAATAGAAACAATGACGTATTCCAAGTTCTTGTAACTAAAGGAAACCAAGCTGTTCTTGCTGCAGGTTTAAATATTTCTGGTTTGGCCATAGGTCAATTAGGAGCATTTGATGTGAATACTGGTTTATCTATTGGAGCTGCTACTAGCCCAATGTCTAGAGATTTTTACTTTGCAGTAGGAGTTGATAAGACAGGAAGTGGTACTTTAGAAGATATCAGAACTTCAGCAGGACAAATGATTCAGAGAAAAGGTATTACAGGTTATACTTTCAAACCACATTCTGCAGGGAGACCTAAGATTGTTGAAGTAGGTGAGTATGGTGTAATAGCTGACACTGATTATGGAGTAAAGATAGAATTTAGAAATTCAAGAATTTCTAGAATTCAAGGTCAAAATACTTTTGCCAAAACTTTTGTAGTGAGAACTCCAGAAGGAACTGTAGATTCAAATGTACTAACTAAACTTTTAGTTAGAGAAATTTCATTAGATGAAAGCAAAATGATTGTGGCTAAGATTGTTGCAAGACAAGCTATTACAATTCTTACACATGGAACATCTTTAGATTATGCTAAAGGTGCTACAATGACTGAGGCTGATCTTGACAGATTAATTGTGTTTAATACTACTGCTACTACAGCAAACAAAGTATTTACAGATTTTACTGTTCAAGCTAGTCCTTTGAGAGTTGGTGCAAATTTCCAAATCAACTTGAACTTTCACAAATTGTTAGAAACTAACATTGGTGTAGCTGTAGTTGAAGGCTTTACTTCTTCTACTGTAGTTTCTACTGTACAAGAGATAGCTTATGAGGAAGGTTCTGGAACAAATATTAAACATAAAGAGTATCATTCTTCTAGTTATAATGGAAGTGGCCCTTATGTTTTATCTGAAACTACAGGTACTGCAAGAGGTGACATTCATTACTTGGCTGTAGATGCTACAAAATATGACCAATTTGCTTTGGAATATTTTATGAAATCTGAGAGTGGATGGTTAGAGTATGAAAATACTTTAAGTACCTTTATTGCTATTCCAGCAACAGAGACTACAACTAGAGCTTCTGTAGCAGCTTTAATAGATGCTATTGTAGCAGGTGGTGCATTTGAGCCTTTGGCTGATGATGCTGCTGCAGCTAATGTAGGTCCAACAGTAGTAGAAAGTGATCCAGCCAATGCATCAACTGATGGTATAGCTTAATTTTAAAACTAAGATAAATGGCTATAGAGCACACTTTTCTTACTTATAAAGATGTTAACACCCTTACTAATAAGGGTGTTGCAACTTTAAGTTACACCTTACAAAGAAATGCTTGTGGAGAAATGACTACTACAATGTCAGGAACCTTAGCATTAAATCAAAGTGTAATCTTGAAAATGCCACTTACAGGTAAATATGAATTTACTTTTAGAGATGGTGTTAATCCAGACATACAAAAGATTATTTATAACTTTGAAAAAATCTTGGAAGACACAATATGTGTAGTTCAAGATATTCTTTGTGGTCAGGTATGTGTAGATTGTGATAGTAATTGTGAAACTACTTCTACTGTTTTCTCTAAATTAATGTTATATAATCAGTTAAACCTAATTAAATATACTGAGTATATGGTAGGTGTATCTACTGTTTTCTTTTGTTATTCTGAAAACTTAATATATGACAATGAGTATAAAGAACAGTTAACTGGTGAAAGTAACCACATAGGATTATTAAAACAAAACATTGCTTTTTTATATTCAGTATTTTATTTCCAGCAACTTAGCAAAGCTATAGATCAAGCAGAAATAGACTATATAAAAATCAAGTTTAAATCAGCTTTAATACTTCCTTGTATAAGAACTTTAGGTTTACCTATTGGACTTAATGGCTCTTTACCTGATATAGCTCTTTTACAACAAAATAACTTTGTTAGAGTATTAACTATATACAAATCTCAATTGAGTGGAGTAGGAACCATAGAAGAGCAAGTATGTGCTTATATATTAACTTTACCTATTGAACAAAGAGTTATACTTGAAACAGATAGTAAATGGAATATAGAAATCATAGATGATACTCTTCTTAATGCAAATCTGTTTAGTCCATTATTTAATACTTTATTTAACTAATTATATTTACTATTATGACAAATACAACTATAAAAACTAACATACAAAATAACTTAGTTCTTAAGACAGTTCCTTCAAGCATTTCAAATGTTGAAATAGCTGATATACTTGACTCTTTAGTTGATTATACAGATGCACAATCTGTAACTAAAGTAGCTAAAACTATTATTACTCAAGCTCAAATATTAACTTTGTTTAGTGTACCAGTTAAAATTTTGGGTTCAACTCCTGCAGGTAAAGTTAGAGTTCCTATTAATGTTTACATTAAAAGATTAAATGGTGTAGGATATACAATGGCAAACAATGTTCTGCAAATTAAAGATACTTTAGGTAATATAATTTCTCCAAACATAAATGCCAATCCTTTGATTAATACCCTTGGAGCTTGGATTGCAACTTTAGCTTTAAATGGAAGTATTACTGGAGGAGACCTTAGTGCTTCTGAATACTTTTTAAATACACCTGTAGCTAATCCTACTGGAGGTTCTGGTAATATTGAAGTGTATCTTACTTATGCAGAGTATACTTTTTTAGTATAATATTTAATAAAACAAATATAAGCTATGGTATTTGAAATAGTCAACAAAGGTAAAGGAATTATAGATGCTCTTTCTCCTAACAATTTAATTGTTATAGAGAAAAATGTAGAAAAAAAAGTAGAGTACATACAAGCAAATGCAGACTGGAATAGTGAAGCAGGTGTTACTAAAATATTTAATAAGCCTATTATACCTGTATTAGTTCCACAAGTTCAAACAGATTGGAATGCTACCACAGGTATTGGAGCTATATTAAATAGGCCTACAATAATTTTACCTGCTTTTGTAACTATAGATGAAGGTAAAGGAAATGGAATAATAATTAGAGGTAGAGTACCTGATAATTATGCTGTTGTTGGATTTAATGCTATAGATTTATCATATAGTGGAAGTCCATCAACTACTTTAGGTGCAACTGGCAATTTTGCCTTTGCAGCAAATAGAGAAGTTACAGCATCTGGATATGGTGCAGCAGCTTTTGGTAATGACAGTATAGCTAGTGGACAATTAGCTTTTGTAACTGGATCATATTGTGTGTCTTCTGGTGTAGCTTCTTTTACAGGTGGTCAAGAAAGTATTGCAACTCGTGATTGGGGATTTTCATTTGGATATAAATGTGTATCAACAGGAATAGGTGCTGTAGCTCTTAATGTTTCAAACTTTGCAAGGTCTGCTGCTGAAATATCAGTGGGTTATTATGGAACTGACTATACTCCTGTAAGTGTCTTAGGTTTTTCTTTAACAGATAGAATATTTAATGTTGGTGTTGGAACTGATTCTATTAATAGATTAGATGGACTGACATTACTTAAAAATGGACTATGCTTATTACCAACTGTAACAAACACGTTAATAGCTGCAGCATCAGGTAAAGCTATTGTTACTAAAGAATACTTAGTAGCTAACACTATTTCTACACTTCCAACTTTACAACAGGTTTTAAGTGTAGGAGATTATGCAGAATACGAAGCTGGAAATAGTCATGTTTTAATAATGGGAGGAACTGCAAATAATAGAAACTTTTCATTTTCTACTGACTCAGGTGTTTATGGAGCACAAACTGCATTTTCAAGGTTTAATATGGACAATAATGTTGTCCGTTTTAGAACTAGAAAAGGAGATATTGAAAGTGGTGTTGAAACAGTTAATGGTAATTTAAGAATTTATAAAGTAGATTGGAGCAGTCCTTCAGCAAATACACAAATTGGAATATTAACTCCAACAGTACTTACTTCCATTAATTTTCCCGCAAAAATTGAACCTGGTACATATACAATAGCAACTACAGAGGAATTAAATTTACAAAAAGTAATTACTTATCCTACACATTTTGTTGGTACTACTTATACATTAAGTAATAATGATAGTAATTATGAAATTATTATAGATAATGGTGCTACAGCAGTAACAATAGCAGTGCCTGCTGGGTTATTGGCTAAGATAGGTATAGGCTTTACTCAAAAAGGTACAGGAGATGTAAATTATTTAGTATCAGGTACAACTATTAGAAACCCTATTGGGTTAAAAATAAAAGGACAATATCATCAAACCTTTCTAAGTCAAGAACTAGCTACTAACAATTACTTTTTAGGAGGTAACACTAAAGTATAATTATGAATAGCTTTCAAAGAAATATATATAGAACACAAACAGAAGTTGTTTCTGCACCAGTACAAATTTCTGGAAATATTGAAGTAAGAAATTTAAATGCTAATGGCATATTTGTTACTGTGGAGATAAGTCAAACTGTTATTACATTAAATAATGGAGGAGCATTTCCTGTACAAGGTGGTGCAACTGTTTCTGGTTCTTATTCAGTTTCTGGAAACCCAGTTACAATAATAAGAGTAACTTCTAATAATGCAACAGATGCACCTGTAAGATTAAATGTAGGCACAAATCCTGCTCTTGTTTCTTGTCAATTATCTACAGGAGACATATCTTTTAATGGAATAGATTTGTCAACAAATCCTTCTATAAGTATTACATTAGATGTTCAAGGAACTGCTTGCTCATAATATATTAACTGTGATCTTTAAATAATTATTAATATCTTTACAGAGTAAAAACATATTTTATAAATGATATTTGAAATAATAAATAAAGGTAAAGGTACTATAGAGTCTATTTCTCCAGAAGAACTTCTTTTGATTAAAGAAGATGCTTTAGAAAGTGGTATTACTATAAAAACTTTAAATAATCAGAGTTTATTAGGTGCAGGGAATATTACAATAGAAGGCCTATTTGATAAGAATTTTGAGTATGTACAAGGAGTACCTTCAGATAGCTGGCTAATAGACCATCCATTAAAGAAGAAAGTATCTGTAGTAGTTGTTGATTCTGGTGGAACTTGTATAGAAGGAGCAGTTAATTATCTATCTGACAGCAGAATTATTATTGAATTTAATGGTTCTTTTTCAGGAACAGCAATATTAAATTAATATATAAAAATATAAAAGATGGCAAAAAAGAACTTTGGTGTTGACATTGACTTAAATAATAATCAATTACTTAATGCAACTATTCAAAACTTATCTGTAGCTCCTACAGTTACAGGCAGAATACCTGGTTTTATTTATTGGAACACTACAGAAAAAACAGCTTATGTTTTTACAGGTCTAGCAAGTCCAAATCAATGGCTAAATCTAGGTCAACTATACACACATAACACTCAAGCAGCTTTAGCTCCTACATTATCAGGGAACAATGTATTAGCTACATTAACCTTTAATACTGAAGGGCATGTTGTAGCTGCTACTAGTAGAACATTAACCCTAGCTGATCTTGGCTATACTGGTGCTGCAAATGCAAATTTTTATGTTCATCCTAGTTTTACAGGTAATGGTTTAGCAGGAGCACCTCTTGCAGGTACAACTGTGATCAGTAATGTTATAGTTAATTCTGAAGGGCATGTTACTGGAATGTCAACTAGAAGTTTAACAAATGCTGACTTATCTGCACTAATCATAAATGATGCAGCAACTAATGCTACATTTACTTGGTCATCTACTAAAATTGCTGCTGAACTTGCAGCTATTAACAATACAATAACAGGAGGGTTAATAAACAAAGGAGGGTATGATGCTGCTACAAATACTCCATTATTAGATGCAACTCCTATTGCAGGAATTAAAAATGGTTGGGCCTATGTTGTTACTGCTGCTGGAGCATTCTTTACTGAAAATGTACAGATAGGTGATATGATTATTGCCAAACAAGATAATCCTACTACATTAGCACATTGGACTACTGTTAATAAAAACATTGCTGACATTGTATCTGCTTCTACATCTGTTCAAGGTATTGTTCAGTTAGCCACTGATGCAGAAACAATTGCTGGAGTAGATGCTACAAAAGCAGTAACTCCTGCAAGCTTACAATCTAAAGTTGCTACAGAAACTGCAATTGGATTAATTGCTATAGCTACTCAGGCAGAAGTTACTACAGGTACAGATAATGTAAAAGCAATTACTGCACTAAAATTAAAAAATCATTTGTCTTCTCTTGTTGGTGGCTTTGCTGCAACATTTGGTGATGGAGTTGCGATATCATTTAATATCACTCATGGGTTAAATACTACAGACGTTTCTGTTACAATTATGGAAGTAGCTACAGGAGAACAAATTGAAATGCAAGTACGTGCAACTTCAACAACAATAGTTAATGTACAATGTAATGTTGCACCAGCTCTTAACCAGTACAGAGTAATTATTAAAAAATAAATAAATAGATATAATGGCCAATAAAAAATTTGAAGTTAGTATTCTTGTTAATGGGTCTATATCTAGAGTAGGTGGTCTAGCTTCACAATTTCTTAAAGCAGATGGTAGTATAGATTCAAGTAATTATGAATTATTTTTTTCAAAAAACACTGCATTTAATAAAAACTTTGGTACAGTAGTAAACACTACAGCAGAGGGAAATGATAGTAGAATATTAAATGGTCAAAGTGCATTTAATTGGGGAAATCATGCTGGATTATATCCAGGTTTAACAGGTGTTGGTGCAAGTGGTACTTGGGGTATTAATATTAGTGGTACTTCCACAAAATGGAATGGCTGGTCTTTAGATGATGTGGCTGTGCAAGAAAGTGGAGTGTTTGCTTTATTTGGTAGAGATGCCAATTTTGCAATACAAAGACAGTATTCACCAGCAGCAGTTAAAACCTTTTTAGGTTTAGGCTCTAACGCTTATAATTCTACTGCCTTTGTACCTTTAAATAACCATGCTTATACTTATAGAGGAGGGTTAGGTAGTAATGTGGATTTTCACACTCTAGACAGTACAGGATTTTACTTAAATGTAACAGGTAATGGAACAGGAAGTACTAACGAACCTAATTCATATAGTATGTTATCTATATTTGGAAATGTTGATACTTATGGAAAAGTTTATCACGATTATGATAATGCAGGAGAACAAAGAGTGAAAGTTAAATATGGCCCTAGTTATAGTGCATGGAGAAAAGTATGGGATGATGTCAATTTTAACCCAAATAATTATTTACCTATAACAGGAGGTACTCTAACAGGAAACTTATCTACTAACAGTGGCTTTGTTACTAGTTCTCCAATTGCCCTTGTTTTTAGGAATAGTAGTAATATTCTAAGATGGGAATTAGATAGAGACGCACCTGAAACTGGTTCAAATTCTGGTTCAAATCTTACTTTATACAGATATAATGATGATGGGTCTTATTTAGGTACTTTTTTAAGTATGAATAGAGCTACAGGCATGTCTACTTTTGGTTCAAGTGTAACTGCAACCTCTTTTAGAGGTCCCTTAGTCGGAGTAAACACTATTTATTCTACTGTAGCTTCTACTTCTTATGGGGATGCTGTACAAATGAGGGAAGTAAATCAAGCAGGAGCACAAGGTAACTTAATGCAGTTTGCACCAAGATTAGCATTTCATTGGGGTAATGTAGTAGCTTCAAGCATTGCTATGGAACCTAGTGGTAGAATAGTTATAAGAAATAATCCAGGGACTTCGTATGAAGATTTTGGAGCAAATAATATTTATGGACTAGCTTTTTATGCTTCTTCTGATATTAGATTAAAAGATGTAATTAAAAAAGAATATGATGTAAGTAAATTAAAAGCTATTTCATACACTTGGAAAGATAAACCTAAAGGGAAGAAGATACAGGTAGGTTATTCAGCGCAAGAAGTACAAAAGTATATGCCTGATGCTATTAATGAAGATAGTGAAGGAATGTTGTCTGTAAACTATATTCAAGTATTAGTAGCTAAAGTAGAAATGTTAGAAAAACAACTTAAACAATTACAATATGCCATTTAGCACTTTAGCAGCAAATCAAATGGTATCAGAACAAGAGGCTGCTTCTTCAGGATTTGCTTTAAATCCTAGCAAATCTCATGGTTCTGGGAATATGATGATGACTAAAGTTTTAGCATTGGACAGATATAATTTAAAAGTAGCTTCCATGAATAGCTATGCGTCAAATCAACTGGTTCCCAAAAGTGCTTGGGAAACAGCTGTTGTATCTTATTTTGTTCCTATATCTTTTTCTCAATTTGCTACAGCAGCTGAGGCATGTGCAGTTGTAGGAACTACAGCAATGGGGGGACTTTATAAGGCTAACACAAATCCTGTAACTAATGGTACTGTATTTTATCAGGATGCTAATCTTACAACTGTTTTTCCAGGAATTAATTATTTTCAAGTTATAGAAGGGGTTATTGGAAGATTAAGTAATGTAGGAGTAGTTAGTGAATATCAATCTTGTTCTGTTTCTGATACAACTCCACCTACTCCACCAACATATGTACAGGCAGATGGAGGTGTTACTACAGGTAATATAGATATATTTTGGAATGGCGATACTGATAATGTTGCAGTAACATTGTATCATATATATAGAAATGGTACATTTGTAGGAACTAATACAGTAAGAAATTATGCTGATTATAATTTACCTGGAGGTGCAAGTTACTATTATCATGTTTATGCTTTAGATGCAGCTGGAAATATATCCAGTATTAGTCCACAAAGTAATACTATAAACATAAACCCTGGTATAAATCCAGTATAATGCATTCAATAATAATTAATAAAAAACAAATAAAATGGGATTAAAAATCACAACTCCAATTGGAACAGATCAAGGTATTACTAGTGAAGCCTATGTAAGAATTAGTTCTTACAGAATAGAGAAAAGTTCAGGACATGCTTACTTTGATCTTCAAATTTATCAAAGTCAGGAAAACTCAATACCACCTGTAGCTAGTATATATCAACCTATGATGTTTTTAGTAGCTAGAAATAGTGAAATAGGTGACAGTTTAACTGTTGCTTTAACTAAGGAAGTTATTGCAACTAGAACTTCAACTAGACAAGTAGGTAAAGAAGTTGATGTTACAGAAACTATTACTACAACAAATGAAACTGGGGAACCAGTTGAACAAGTTGTTACTAGAAAAGAATTCAGAATGGTAGAGGAAACTTATCAAGAAACCTATACTCAAGTAGTTCCTGATTTTTCTTCTTTAGATACAATAAACATTTTTTCTTTTGCTTACAATAGATTGAAAGTAAAACTTCAAAAACTTTTTGGAGATTTAAATGTAGTAGATTGTTAAATAAAATTTAATTTTATTTATTTCATTAAAACTAAAATTAATTTGTATTTTTACAAAAAATAAATTTAAACTAAATTAAAGTATTATGACACAAGAATATGCAATTAAAGTATTGATTGATGTAGCTGCAGCAGCTCAAAGAGGAGGACTATTAACTTTAGATGAAGCAGCTGTAGTAGCAGAAGCTGTAAAAGTAGCTTTAGTATTTCCAGTTGTTGAAGAACTAACACAAGCAACAGGTCAAGATAAACAAGCTAAATAATTTAGGATTCATTTTGAATGTTTAAATAAGAATAATAAAACTGCATACAATGAAAGAGATATTAGAGTATTTAGGAATAACCAATGGTGCAATAATCATAGCTGGATTAATAGGAACTATAGCAGGTACACAAGGTACAAAGAAATCTTTACTGGCTAGTATATCATCTATTTTTCTAGGTGTGGGTGTGGCCATATATCTAACTCCTTTATTTTGTGAAGTTTTTCATATAGTTGGAGAACCTTCTAAACTTGGTATTGCAGTATTAATAGGGTACTTAGGTATTCAAGGTATTCAAAAATTAATAATGGCAAAATTTAAAAAAGATGGAGATAATTAATACTTTGGTACTTATAGCTACTGCTATAATATCACTTTTAAATCTTCTTGTGGAGATTGAGGATAAGACAACAATTAAGCATGAAGCTTTTCTTAAGATTATCTTTGGTGGTATTGCTGTGCTTTGTTTATCATCTATTGGAATCTCTTTACCAATATTATATTTTCTTTTTAATGTTTCTTTACTAGTTTTATTATCTTTAAGATTACATGCTAGATTAAAAGTTTTTTAATAAAATTTTTTATATATTTGTCTCATGGAAGGAATTAGAGACATAATTAAAGAAAGCTTTAAAGATTTAGTTTTCAATGAGAAAGAACATATATATTCAGTAGATGATAAACCTTTTAATGGGTCAGTATCAAAACTCATTGAAACTTTTTATGAAAAATTCAATGCACCTAAAATAGCAGCTAGAACTGCAAAGTATAGAGGAATTAGTACAGAAGAAGTTTTAGCTGAATGGACAGCAACTAACAAGGAAGCAATAGAAAGAGGAAACAGAGTTCACTTATTTGGTGAACTCTATCCTTTTAATAGAAGTTTAAAACCTTCATGCCCTCAAGAAGAAGCAGTAGTTAAGTTTTGGAATGAACTTCCAGAATGGATAATACCAGTTGGTGTTGAAATTAAAATGTATCATAAGGTATTTATGTTTCCAGGTACAGCAGATATATTATTGTTCAATACTAAGAATCAACAGTATATCATAGCTGATTACAAGACTAATAAAGACTTATTTAAAAATTTCAAGGAGAAGAAAATGTTGGGAATATTTAATCAGTTCTTAGATAATCCTTTTAATCATTACCAAATTCAACTTTCTTTTTATCAAATACTTTTAGAACAGTTAGGAATAAAGGTTTATAAAAGAAGAATAATTTGGTTACAATTAGATGGTAATTATATTACTTATGATACCCAAGATTTTACTCAAGAACTAGGACAATACTTAGAAATTAAACATGAAAATAAAAGAGCTAATACAAAGAGTACAGTCTCTCTACAGTAAAGGGGTGCAGAGTAGAAGCAGTAGATTGTCATCAAGACATATCTACAGTGTACTTGTTACAACTAGGCAAACACTTATTTCTCAGCAAGTTAAGAAAAGACAAAAGATAAGTGACTGGAATTATTTAATACTGCCTTGTGTGGAATTAATAAAGGTTCCTAATCAAGAATGTCCCTGTATAGTTGATAAGGCTTGTAGTGTATTTAGAACCAAACATCCTTTACCTAAAATCTTAACTAATAACAGTTCACATCTTATTGAATATGTTATGGCCATAGACAGTTCTATGAGAATAGAAGAAGCTTCAAGAACAGAACAGTTATTTACTGCAGGTAATAAATATACAAAAGAAAAACCTAAATATATAATTGAAAAAGGTCATTTATATTTTCCAGTAAAAAGTTCTCCTGGAATAGTAAGAATTAAAATTTTACCAGAAGACCCAATAGAAGCTTATAATTATCCTTCTAAATGTGAATGTACTGACTGTGATGGCTGTGGAGAAATATCAGACAAAGAATTTCCTATTGATGGAGATATGGTAAAAACTCTTATTGAAATGGCTAGTATTGAGTTAATTGAAATCTTTAACAAAATGCAAGAAGATATTACAAACAATTCAATTGATACTGACAAAGGACAGTCTAAATGATAAAAACTGAAAGCAACACTAGAAGTAGTTATAAACTTTATTTGAGCTTAGTTAAAGCTCCACAAGATGTTAAAACATATATTTTAATTGCTAATGCATATATGAAGTTTCTTGTCAATGAAATTATTGAAGGGAATGAAGTTACATTACCAGCTAGATTAGGTACATTAAGTGTAATAGGTAATAAAAGAAAGCTAAGATTTAATGATAAAGGTGAACCTATACTTCCACCAAACTGGGGGAAAACTAAAAAACTTAGGGAAGCTAATGAGAAAGCTAGACTTGAGAAGAAAATAATTTACTGTACTAATGAGGAAACAAATGGTGTAGTTTATAAATATCATTGGTCTAAAAATAGAGTGCCTATTGAAAACAAAACATTGTATGCACTTAGAATGGTAAGAAATAATAAAAGAGCTGTTAACAAAAGTATTAAAGCAGGTAAAGAATACTTTATAAAAACATAAACATGGAAGAAAAATTAACAAGTGAGGCAAGTTTTGAAAGTAAGAAATCTTTTCAACTACCTGAAGGTGCTGAAGTAATTTCTGAATCAAAAAGAATAACTGTCAGAGAAATTGAAAATGGTTTTGTACTAAATATGAGTTGTGATTTAAAGTACAAAAGAAGTGGAGAAGAAGGTACTCAATATGAATATTATACTAAAGAATGGTTTTCAAAAGATAACCCTTTAAAAATAACAATGCCAAAGGAGAAATCCTTAGCTGATAAACTAGACTAACATGCAAAAATTTCAATTTGTAACTATTGATACAATCTTAGCTAAATACTTTAGGGATTTTAGAGGACTGGATATTAATACTGATGATGCTATTGAATGGGTAGGGGAAGCTTTAGGTTTTATGAAAATAGTCAGTGCTTCTGAAGAAGCTGTAGCTTTTATTGAAGTTAAAGATTATCAAGCCACTATTCCTGAAGGTCTTCATTACATTATGCAAATTGCAAGAAAAACTAGTTGGGTAGATCAAGATACTTCTTGTAATCCTACAAGTATGCATTCTAATTTACATGTTACTCAGAAAATTGTAGGTGATACTACAGAAGCCATTCCAGAGTATACACCTTATTTTAATTTCCCTTTTAAGAATTTATCTTGGAATAATAGTTCTTATACCAAAAAAGAATTTTCAAATGTTAGATTAGCTGATGCAAGTTTTTTTAATTCTTTAGTTTGTAAGATTCCAGCATTAGAAAACTTATACACAGCTACCTCAGATGAATATACTATAGTACAAGATAATTTGAGGTTTAACTTTAAACAAGGTTTTGTAGCCGTATCTTATGTAAGACAAATGATAGACTGTGATACAGGTTATCCTATGGTTCCAGATGATGAATCTGCTAAATCAGCTATTACATATTACTTAGGTTGGAAATTTAAAGAAAGAGAATGTTGGAACCATAGAGAAGGCTCATGTCAGTTAGCTGAAAAAGCTGAAAGTAAATGGCTTAAATATGTAAAGCAATTTGGAAACAAAGCTAAGATGCCTCAAGGAATAGATCAATATCAAAATTTGTTAGAAGCATCTTTCAATATAGTACCTAACCATAGAAAGTATTATGGTTTCTTTGGTAAGGGAGGAAATAATTTACAAAATGAAAACTATACAAATAATAGTGCTACCTTTGCAAATAAACTTGAGCAAGTTAATATAGTTAATAATATAAGTGAGAGTAAAGATACTTTTAATACAAATGACTGGTAAAAATGATAGGACTTAATAAACATAAAGTACTTGTTTTACCTAATACATTAGAACCAAATTCTTTGTATTTAGTTGAGGATGGAGATTATATTAATTTATATATTGTTAATAAGTCAGGTTCACTAAAGAAGCTAGGTAACAAAGAAATGATTACTGATCTTATAGAAGAAAGTGTAGTTAGGTTAACAACTCCTTTACTTCATGTTTATAATGAAATACCTATAGGTATAATAAATGGTAGCAATGTGAATTTTACATCTGAATTTCCTTTTATTCATAAAACAGTTACTATTTTTGTAAATGGGATTAAACAAAGTATAGTGAAAGATTACCAGTTAACTGTTAACAGAAATATTATTTTTACTTTTTCACTTGACATAATAGACAGTATATTTATTAACTACACTAAATTATAAAAGACATGCCAACACAAATTACTAAAAAACAAATAGCAGATGGAGCTATTGATAATGCAAAGATACAAGCAGGAGCTGCTATTGAGACCAGCAAATTAGCTGATGGAATTAACTTTATTAAAAGAGATGGCTCAGTGCCTATGACTGGACCTCTTAACATGGGTGGACAGCTAATGTCAAATGTTTTGACAGGTACTGCAAATTCTGATGCAGTCAATGTAGGACAAATGAATAGTGCTATTGCAGCTTTAAATTCATTGTTTAAATCAAAACCTTCTGCAAGAGTTGCAACTGTAGCCAATGTAAGTATTGTTAATCCTGGTACAGCTATCTTTGATAGTATTACTTTAGCAAATGGACAAATTCTTTTTGTAAGAGCAAATACTGCTACAGCTGAAAATGGTTTATATACTTTTAATGGAAGTGCTTCACCTCTTACAAGAATTCCAGAGATGGATGTTTGGATAGAAATTCCAGGTGCATTTTTTGCAGTAGAAGAAGGAACTACCTTTGCTGATACTGTACATCTTTGTACTGCCAATCAAGGTGGAACATTAGGTACTACACCTATTACATTTCAACAAATACCTACTTCAGCAGGACTTTTACAATCAAACTTTATAGACAAAGAAGTTCCTTCTGGAGCAATTAATGGAGTTAATGCATCCTTTATAATTGCCAACACACCTATTGTAGGAAGTGAACAAGTTTATTTAAATGGTTTATTACAAGAAGTCGGGGCAGGTAATGATTATACTATTACAGGTACAACTATTACATTTTTAGCTGCACCTTTGACAGGAGAGAGAATAAGAGTTTCATACCGTAGATAATAAAATATGCCACCTACTCAACTATCACTTAGAGCCTTAGAAGAATATGTATTCTTAAATGCTGCTTTTACATTGGTTTCACAAACTGCATTACAAAGATTGTTTAATGCTACAGCTGGTGGAGCTTTAACTGTAGAAGCAGGAACATCATATTTCTTTGAGTGTAGTTTTGATTTGACTGCTATGAGCATTACATCAGGAAATTTTGGCTTTGGATTTTTAGGTACTGCTGTAATGAACAGTTTAAAATATAACTCAACTGCTCAAAAAACTTCAGCTATTGGAACTCCTTCTACATCTCAATCTACTGTAGTTAGTGTTGCAACTGCTGTTGGAATAGTGTCAGCTTCTGTGTCAGCTGCAGGAAATGCTATAATTAGTGGAATCATTAGAGTAAACACTGGAGGTACATTAATACCAGCTGTAAGTTTAGGTATTGCTGCTCCTGCAGTTGTAGGTATAAACAGTTATTTCAGAGCTGTTCCAATAGGAGTAAATACGCAAACTAATTTTGGGCCGTGGACTTAAAAATAAATAAATGAAAGAAAATAAAGTTATTCAGCCTGGAGCATTAAGTTTAGATACTTCATTAGTTTCTCAACCACAAGGTACAACTAGATTTGTATTGAATGGAGTTAATGAAACTAATGAGGGTGACTTAGGTAATAGAAGTAATGAAGAAAGCAATGAAATTTGCTATGCCTTACCTATAGGATTTTCTCCTATAGGTGAACTTTACATTGGAGCAGAAAACACTTTAATCTTTCTAGTTTCTAATACAGGTAATTCTGCATTAGGTATTGCTGATAGAAATTGTAATTTTACTATTATAGTAGATGATACTAATCAAATTGATAAATTTGGCTTTAGTATTGAAAACCAAATTTCAGCTACATTCAGATTAAGAAGAGGATGTGAAGTAGTTGTATATTGGGTAGACCCTATACCTAGAACATTTGTAATAGGTAGAGAAGAAAAATTTAAAGATGCATTAGGTAATTGGAACATCAGTAAATTTAAGTTATTTAAGATGTACAATTCAGTCCCTAGATTTGAAACTATTGAAGCTGTTAACAGTGGAGGAGTTTTAGTATCAGGCAGTTATAATATATCTGTACAATATTTAGATGAAGATTTAAATGCAACTGAATTTGCTACAAGTTCTGAAGTAGTACATATTTATAATGATAGTCTAACAAATGACTATAAAGATATAAGAGGAAGTACAAGTGAAACTACTCCAACTTATGTAAGCACTATTACTAATAAATCTATAAAAATAGTTCTATCTGACTTAGATTTAAATTTTCCTTTCTATAGATTAGCTATAACTGAATCTACTAATGGAAGTGGACAAATTAGTGATACAAAATACTCTGCTGAAATTTCTACAAGAAACCCAACCTTTGTTTATACAGGAGCCAACTTCGAAACTTCAGGTACACAACAAGATATTATTGTTTTCAATAATATAATTGAGTCTGCAAAACATATAGAGCAAATTGAAAACAAACTTATTTTATCTAATATAAAAGGGAAGCAGTTAAATTACTGTGCCTTACAGAGATATGCTAGTAAAATTAAAGCTGACTGTACATTAACTACCATTCCATTAAATGAATTACTAGGTTCTAATGCTAAGCAACCTAATGCTAACATTAATGGTATAGCATATACTCCAGGTGAAATATATTCTTTTGGTGTAGTATATGTATTTGATGATATGACTACTTCTCCTGTATGTCATATTCCTGGAAAAAATCCTAGTCTATCTATTGGTACAACTTTTTTAGCTAATACAACTATTAAAAAGTATCTTCCAATGAGCTCAAATAATTCTTCTTTAACAAGTAGATATATTGATAATGATACTTGTGATAATTTAGGTTACTGGGGAGTTGATAGTGAAGGTGTAACATTAAAAAATAAACTAGTTAGGCATCATAGATTTCCTTTAAGAAGTGAAATTAACAAACCTTTATTTACTGAAATTATAGCAAGTGAAACTTCTACTGAATTTCATACTTTAAGAATTAGAGTTAATGGAACTATTACATTACCTCCTCCTTGTATTACTAATACAGCAGACCCTGCTTATGATCCTAACTGTATACCTCCAGAAAACATAGAATACTTAGTGGAGTATGTAGCTAATGGCATAACTTTTTATGTAAACAATATAATAACTTACTCGAATTGGGATAGTTTTTCTACTCCAGGTCAAGAGATATTTTTGGAACCTGTTCTTACCAGTGGGATAATTACAGTAACTTCTATTAAAGAAAATGGGATAGTTATAGCTCAAGGAACAGTTTCTCCAAGAACAGGCCTGACCTATACTGTAGCTGATGTCCCTTATATTGCTGAGACGGAAGGTAAACTTTATTTCTCTGAAGTAATGCATATAGAGTTTTCTAATATAGAAATGCCAAGTTTAATTGATACAAATGGCCAGAAAATTATAGGTTACTACATTGTTAGAAATGAAAGAACTGAAAATGAAAAAACTATTTTGGATAGTGGAATACTTACTTCTACTATACAGAATGCTCATTTTGTTTCTCATGGTTTACTTATGCCTAACTTTGCTAATGCAGCTACACCTAAGATTAAAAGAGATTTCTTAGGTCTTATTAATCCAGAATATAAGTTTAATAATAAAACTTATACTGAAATTGATGAAATTATAAAGGAAGGTGAATATGTACATTCAGGGATAGGAGCATTATACAGTAACTTTTTAGTACAAGATGTTCTAGAAGGAAGTTCTTATGATAGTAAAAGACATAGAAAATCTGAAACTGATAATGATGGTTTTGATTTAAGAGTTAGAACTAAGGATAACATTCTTTTATATAATAAAGTATTTAAAAAGTTATTTGTAAAAACTGATATTAAAGAGGTGTTTTACCTAGATGCCTTAACATACAAAAATGTAGAAGACAGTTCTACTGTACCAGTAGCTAAAGATGTTTTTAATGTTTCAGCAGATAATAAAATAGGTATCATATCTTTAAACTCAAATTTTAATGACCCTATTATTAATACTTTACCTTATGTAATTCTTAAAAGAAATATAGCAGATTCTTATAGTAACTTTAGAACAATGCCATATTACAAAGAAAGTAAAAACATAGTTAAATTTGAGAAAGATGTAATCAGTCAAACTAAAGTTTCTAATGGAGATAGTTACATTACTTCTATGAAATATGTAAACTCTATATTTTATGAAAATAGAATAAAACAAAGAGGAACCAAAAGTGGTTTCTTTTCTATAGCTTTAGGAAGTATATTAGTGATTGCAGGAATAGCTGCAGCCATTTTCTCAGCAGGAACAAGTTTAGCAATTAGTGGATTAGGTTTAGGCTTAATAGCTGGTGCAGGAGCTGCTGCCATAAGTGGAGGAGCTTTGTTAGCTGCTTCAGGTATTAAACAAGATAACTGGGCCAAAACCTATAATGAATTATATCAACAAGGTCTTAGAGAAACTATAGAAGATGATTTTTTAAATGATAAATTTAAAGCAGTAAATCCACCTGATGATGAAATTAGATGGTTTGGTGAAGCTTTGACTAATCTTTGGTTTGAGTCTAGTGTTAATATGTCATTGAGACATGGAGCTAATATAGGTTCCATACCAGACTTTATAAACTCTCCAAGTATTGCTGAGACAGGAAATGGAAATAGTGGCCCTGTAAAGCCTGCAAATAGCTTAGACAGACACATGCTAAATAAACTTACTACCATTAATCAAGAAAAAGAAGGTGGTAGAGAATATATAGGTCTAGCTTTGCCAGAACTATATAAAGTAAATTTAGATTACTACAGAAGAAACAAGCAAAAGATTTTTAATCATTTACCTTTAGAGTATGATTGCTGTTCAGATTGTATAGAAACTTTCCCTCACAGAATACATTGGTCTGAGGAATCTTTTCAAGAAGAGCTTACTGATAACTATAGAACTTTTTTACCTAATAATTATAGAGATATTGAAGGAGAAACAGGACCCATAACTGATGTGTTTAGAATTCAAAACAATCTTTACATTCATACAGAAGAAGCATTATGGCATCTTCCTCAAGTAAGACAAGAAAGAATTACAGGAGATATATTATCTTTTCTAGGTACAGGTGAGTTTTTCTCTACTCCACCTAGGAAAATAGTTGATGACAGTAATAGTTCTGCAGGTAACTTACATAAGTGGGCAAGAATAAAAACTAAATATGGTGTAGTGTTTCCTTCTCATAAAGAAAAAAAGATTTACATATTTAATGGAGAGCAACTTAAACCTATTTCAGATACAGGTTTGTCAAATTACTTTAAAGAGAATATGAAGTTTTTAATGGCTGAGGACTACTATGAAAATAATAAAATTGTATATCCTTTTAATAATAATCCTTCTAATCCTATTGGAGTAGGCTACTTAATTACTTATGACACTAAGAAAGAAAGAATAATTATTACTAAAAAAGATTTTAAAGTTCTTAATAATTTAGGTACAAATTATAAATTATGTGATAAAGGAAATGGCACAACTATCTTTAATAATTTTAATGATATTGTGGCAGCTAAGAAAGCTTTAGATTTTCAATATGTTGGTATAGAAGACTGTAGGCTAAAATTCCAAAAGAGTGTATTAGTTGATAAATTAGAAACTAGATTAATTACTACTGTAGTTCAAAACACTGTACCTGAAGAAGCTCATGTATATGGGTTTCTAGATACTTCAGGGTCTTTTAATACAGGTACATATTTAGCTGATTTGGAAACTTCTCTCAGAGCATGGTATATTAGTTTTAGACCAGCAGATACTACATACAGCAAGCTTCATGTATTAATGGACCCAAGTGAAAGATGGATTAATTTTCCAAGTAGAATTGCAGCTAACACAGCTGAACATGGTGGCAAAGTATTAATAATTTCACTAGTTAATGAAGCTTCTCCAATTTATCATACAGGGACTTTAGGTGGGACTACTGCAGTTACATCACAGTATATAACTGATTATAATTCTTTTGTAAGTACTATTCATTCTCAATTTAGTTTCTTTAGAGGTATTACTTATCCAATTGCCACAGTAGGAGCTGCTTATGAAAATTCTAAAGATTATATAAGACATACTTTATTAGCATTAAAAGGAAGATCATATACTGTAGCAGAAGCAGATGCTTTACCTATAAATGCAGCTTTCACAGTTGCAGAATGGAATGCAGTAAAATTACAGTTAACTGGAACCAATCCTTATAATGTATTAGGATTAGGGGCAGACCAATATGGATGGTCAGGTAAAGTTGATAGAAATGATTATGCAGTAATAGCAGGAACTCAATCTTCCATAATTACTCCATTACAGTTTGCTACTGATTTGAATAATTTACTTAATCCTGCAACAAGTGGAAATACAACTCAAACAACAACAACTACAGCAGCTTTAGTTACTGTACAAGTACCTACAACTGTATTCTCTTATGTTGATGGTACACCTATTAATCTTCAAACATTAAACAATAGTTGGACTATGAGTTATTCTTTAAAAGAAGAAAAGTGGGTTAGCTGGCATAGTTATCTTCCAAGCTTTTATTTTAGAGTACAAGAAAAATTCTACTCATGGAAACAAGGGGGCAGTGCTATATGGAGACATAATAGAAAAAATCATTATCAAACTTTTTATGATGTACGTCATCCATTTATTGTGGAATATGTAGACACTTATGGTTTGCAAACTTCTATATGTGATAACATAATGTTGCAAACAGAAGCTAAACAGTACAACACTGAATATCAAGAATACTTTGATAAAAGAGATATTACTTTTAACAAGATACTAGTTTATAATACTCACCAAATTGGTGGTGTTAAAAATATGATAGTTAAAGGTGAAGAGTCAGATTATCTTGCTAAACAAGTTTTAAACAGTCCAACTGATATTATTATATCTAGAACTGAAAGAAACTGGAATATTAATGATTTAAGAAATATTAGATCAAATTATGATATACCTATGTTTGATAAAAACTTAGCTAATCTACAATCTAAATATTACATTGATAAAATAGTAAATGCTAATGCAATTAATTATAATAAGCATTGGACAGAGCTAGAAAGTTTTAGAGATAAATTCTTGGTTGTTAGACTAATATTTGATACTTTTGACAACACAAGATTAATTATGAACTTTTCAGCTCAAGATGAAAAACCATCACAAAGATAAAGTACATTATGTTACAACCTAAAAAAGCTTATAAAAATAAATCTGAGGTTAAAGCTAGTAAAGAACAAGATTACATGGACAGAGCTTATGAGCTCTTAAGTAATCCTTTAACTGCTTTTGGATATTCTGCTCGTAATGAACCTATTCCTTTACATTTACAAAGAGGTATAGATTCTAATAATATAGAGAGGAATATCTTAGATTCACCTTTAGATATTTTGAATCCAGCCTTTTACACTACCTCAGCTGCTAAGGGAGGGAAAGCTTTATCTAAAGGAGATATAGCTACTGTTGTAGCTGAAAGTTTAAACTTTGTTCCTGCAATTAAAAGTGTTGGAGGAGTTGGTAAAATTGCAAAACAAAAAGATAAGCTTAAGGCTTTAGTTAATGGTTTTACAGGAATGGATAACACTTCACAATTTACCCTTGGAAAGGGTATTATAAATGAACCTAGTATGAAAAAGATAGTAAGAAAGTATGGTGTAGGTACAGGTGCTAGTGGAGTAACTGTTAAGAACTATATGCAAACTCCAAATCAAGCTTTAATTGACAATCAGTTATTGATGGCTAAAGCAGAAGCTGATGCTTTTGATAATCCTTTAGCTATGGGAATGCAAATGGCAGGACAAATTGGTTCTTCTATTGCTCAAAATTTACCTGCAAGTACTGCAAAAAATTTAACCTCTAAAGATATACAAGGTTCAGGAGAAGGTACTTTTTTAACTAATTCTAATTTTCAAGTAATGAATCCTTCTCAAGCAGCTATGTTTCAAAAAGGTTATGCTGCTATGGGTATGGATGATGCTGAAGGTCAAATTGAAGCTGAAGGTGGTGAAATTGTAGAAGCTCCAGGAGGTGAACCTGCAGAATTAAAGGGGCCAAAGCATACTCAAGGAGGAATTGATATGAATGTTCCAGAAGGTACTAAGATATATTCTGATCAACTTAAAGGAGCTGATGGTAAGACTATGGCAGATAGAAAAAAGTCTAGAGAAAGAAGAACACTTAAGTTAGATGAACTTCTTGCTACAAGTAAAGGAGATAAAGCTATAGCCAATTCACATCAAAGAATGAAAGCTGCTATAGAGAATGAAGATCAGGGAGATTTGCAAATGCAAGAAATAGCTACTCAGTTTACTCAGATGCAAGAATTTGCTATGGGAACAGGTAAGCAAGGTGTAGAATATGCTTTAGGAACTCCTCCAACTGGTGTAGATAACTATAACCCTAAAACTTTTTTGAATAATTTTGGAGAAGAAATTCAAGATAATTTATTAAGTTATAATCCAGTAATTTCTGAAGAAGTTTCAGCTGAAGTTTATGACACTAATTTTGCAGAACAAACAGGAAATAATGACCCTTTGACATCAGGCTTAAATTTTACTACAGGGGATGTTACAGGTCTACTTGGAAATGCAGTTTCTATGTTTGCACCTATGAACAATACACTTAACAACAGAGCTTCTGATACACCTAATGTTAATCAGTTTGAAGACTATGGCCAGGATGCATTAGAATCTTTACAAGGTGCTAAAAATACTTTAACAGCTGAGAATGACAATAACTTACAAAGAGTAACTAGAGGAGTTAATACAGCAAAGAAACAATCTAGAAATAGTGCAAGTAGTATTAACACCATAAGAGCAACAGATTTATCTGCAGACATTGCAGCTAATGATGCCAATGCAAATTTATCTGATCAATATGCTAAGCAAATGATGGCAATGTTAGGTCAAGAAACTTCATTAAAAGCTAATATAGATCAAATTAAAATGGGGGGAGCTGCAGATGCAGATTTAGCCAACAGACAAGATAAAGATGCTTTTGCTACTCAGTTAGGATTAGATAAAGCCACTATAGGTTTAGGTTTGCAACAAACTGGTAAAGATTTAAATCAAGTTGCTCAAAATAAAACCATGATGGACATGGTAAATCAAATGAGCAAGTACTTTAAGTTTGATAAGAATAATAAAATTATATCTGTTAACAAGAAAACTAAATAAGAAATGGGTAGATTTTATGAAACTTCGCAACCACACTTCATAGATAATAAAATGTATGAAGCTCCTGCTGAATTAATGTCTAATGTTCTAATGAACAAAGAGAAAGCAGTTGATGATACTATATCTAGTGCAGTATCTTTTTTAGATAAACTTAAAGCAGAAGCTTTAACACAAGATACTCCAAGACTACAAGAAAAGATCAAAGCTTATGAACAAAATATTAGTGGCATTGTTTCTAATATTCAAGCTAATCCTATGGAGTATAGTAAGTATCAAGGAGATATTACTAAACTTGGTAGAGATATTGGGGCTGATTGGAGTACAGGTGAAATTGGTACTATGCAAAAGTATAGAAAACAAGTTGCTGAAGAGTATGATGTTATAGATAAATTGTCAGAAAAAGATGGATATGATGCAGCTTATAAAGCAGCTAGGAAAAAAGAAATCTTAGCTAAATATACAGGAATTGGTTGGAACAATAATACTGGTACAGCTGGGCAAAGTCCTAGTATTACTGGGGATTACAAAGGTTTAGTATTTGATGAAGGTTTTGCTCAACACATGAAAGATAGTGGATATGATGTAACCAAAGAAACTAATGGTGGAAATGGTTATACCTATACTAAGCAAGGTTCTTATCAAGGAGTTTCTAAAGAAAGAGTAGCTCAAGCTTATGTTGATTACATACAAGCAAATCCTAATTTACAAGCAGCTGTAAATGAAAGAAGAAATTTAGGTATAGCTGGATTTGAAAATGCTGATTTATCTCAGTTATATGAATTTAATACTGACAAAGATGGTAAAAAGCAATTCAAAGGTTTTAGAAATGATTATTATGGTAACAAAATAAATGCTGGTATCAGTACTTATGCTAGAGGAGTAACTAAAGATTCTAATACTATAGGTAATGATGCAGGTTACTTTAAAAACAAAGATTATCAAAGAGAAGATGCAGCTGCTGCTAAACTAATTCCAGAACACATTAATACTACTTATGGTCATGTATATCAAGTAGCTAGTAACTCAGCTGATAATTTTCAAAAAGCTTTAGGTTTAGTTAATCAAGGATTAACAAATAGTCAGAATGCTTTACAAAGTCAAATTAAACAATTAAAAGTTAAACCTGGAAGTGAAACAGAAAAATTAATAAAACAAGGAAATGTGCAAGCTATGGTAGCTGCAGGTTTATCTGAAGATAGTGCTTATAAATTATCAAGTGATTATAAATCTCAATTAACTAAAAAGAATTTCTTATCTGCTCAGGCCCAAGGATTTAAAGATTATTTAAAAAATTCAACTCTAAAAAACTTAGATACAAGTAAACCTGGATGGTTAAATAATCCTTTAATTAAAAATGTTTACAATAAGTTCTTAGGTGAAACCAAGAACAAAAATAATGTTATGGACAATGTAGTTTCTTTTAATGAAACTGGTATGTCTACTGCAACTATAAAAGAAATTCAAGGTGCAGCTGGACAATTTTTTGATGATGCATATTTTAATATTGATCAGACTGTTAAAGGTTCCACTCTAGAGTTTGATGATGCCAAAGGTAACACTATTGTTTATGTACCTCAGAATGATAAAAGAGCAGGGACAAGTCTTATTGTTAACTCAGTTACAGGTGCTAAGAAAACAAAATGGTTTGATGGAGAAAGTGATAGTGATGGTGTTAAAAGTAGTAAAAGAGTTATTTACAAAACAGCTCCTGGAGGAAGGTTAAGTTTTGGACTTCTAGAAAAAGAAGGGTTAATGACATCTGGAGTAGATGCAAATGGAAACAAGAAGTATACAACTAGAAAAAATGGTAAAGAAGCAGGCTTTGTTATAGATGAAAAAACTATTGGATTAGATATGTCATTAGCTAATGATGGGGATAGTAATTTAGTTATGCATGTGCAAATGGGTAATAGTAGATTACCTGTATTGATGTCTACTAATCAGCTTAATGTACCAACTTTAAATACATTCTTAAATACTAATATGTCTGAAAGAGCTTTTAACAGAGATATGTCACATACTAATATTAGTACATTAGCTAAAAGAGTTAAAGATGTTGGAAATGGTGAAAGCTTTATGACTGATAAAGGTAGGGCTTTTATAGTACATGCTGATGGTTCTAGAGTTGAATACAAAACTGAAAAAGAAATAAAAAGAATTCATCAAATAGTATATTCAGCAGAAGAGTAATTACTATATTTGTAGACTAAAATAAAATTTATATGCTTCAACCTAAAAAAAGTACAGCTGCAGATTTCTTAAAAAATAGTATTAAAGAAAAAGAAGCTAAATTTTCTTCAGCAGTAATGCAAAATACTGCAATACCTAAAAACACTATATCACAAGAAGAATTAGCTTCTACTAATATGGGGTTAGGTAATCTTTCTGTTGAAGCATTAGATATGATGACTCTATCATCTGATGAAAAACAAGCTAGAGATTTTAAAAATTCTGCATCTTCTAAAGAAATGGAGAAACAGAATAAGGTAAATACTATAGATAAGAGTGAAGTTTGGTCTAAAGTAAAAGAAGCTCAAGCAAAGAAATTTGGTGAAGAAAATGCTGATGATGAAACAATTAAACTTATTGATAATAGTGCAAGACTTAATGAATTACAAGATAGTACTGTTTGGGGTAAGATAAAAAATACTGCCACTGATGTAATGAACAGTGTGTTTAATCCTTTACCTGATTCAGTTAAAGCTTCTCTTTTTGTAGGCGCTATTAGCAAAAGTATAGAAAATAAACCTTTTACTGGTCTTAGTAAAGAGCAAAATAAAGAATTTGAAAAAAGAAGCTCTATTGAAAAGAGAGACTTAGCTCCTATTGTTGAACAACATATTATTGAAACTCAAAGAAAAAGAAAAATTTCTGCAGATAAAAGAGCTTCTGAACAGATTCCTATAAATACTCAAATAGGAATGGGAATGGAACCTTCTTCTGGACCTATGACAACTTTTGAAGGAGACAAACATTCTATTGCAGAAAGTAATTATAATGAAAGTATTACTCAGATGGAAGATTATCTATCTGGAGATTTAAACTTTTGGAGTGGTCTTGGTACTCAGAAGAAAGATTTAGCAACTATAGGTGTAAACTCTATGTATGGAGGTCTTGTTACTGTTGCAGCTAAGAATAAAAGTGATAGAATAGAAAAAGAAAAAAGAGAAAATGAAAATGTAATAGGCTATATACCTACTGAAAAATTATCATCAGGAGATGAAGCACTTCTTATGTCTTATGCTTCTAAACAAGAAGTAGAATCTCTTAGATTAGATAGAGGACAAACTGGATATGGTTGGGGTAAAGGAGTAGGACAATCACTTGTAATGATGCAAGGTATGATATCTGCAGGTCCTTTAACTGGTGGAATTGAAAAAGGTGTAGCTGAATTTTTTGTTAAAGGTGCTTTTGAAAACTCACTAAAAGAAATTGCCAAGCAAGGTGGTAAAAAAGCTTTAATGTCTACTGTACTTGCTAGAGCAGCAGGTGGAGCAGCTAGTTTAAGTGCTGGAGCTGTTGCAACCCCTATGATGTATCAACAATTTGCTAAAGATAATTTAGGTCAAGCTGAAATTATTAAAGGTAAAGATGGTACTGAAAAAGTATTAATTGGAGAAAGTAGATATAATAAATATAAAGATGAATTTGATAAAAAGACTGAGATGCTTACATCTCGTCAAGAACTTTTATCTAAAAAACAAAATCTTAATGGTGGGGAGAAAAGTGAACTTGAAACTTTAACTTCACAAATTGCAGGCTTAAAGAAAGAGTTTGACATGCTTGTACCTAAATCTCATACTACAGGAGAATCTTTATGGTATGGATTCAGTGAATCTGTTAAAGAAAATTTCTCTGAAAAGTATGTAGGTGAAGCATTGCCAGGTGTATTTAATAATATGGCTACTAGGAGAGTATTAAGTGCTGTAGAAAGAACCAACTTAGGAGGTAAAATTGTAAAAGGAATAGCAAATGTAGGGGAAAAAGCATCTCAAAGTTTAGTAGGTAAAGGAGTTAATGCAGTTGTTAAAGGATATAATAAAACTAAAAATCTTGTAAACAATGCTGCTTTAGGTAAATTATCTGGAGAAGCTATTGCTCATACAGGTAGAGCAAGTTTAATTAATGGTCTTCCTGGAGAGGTTGCAGAAGAAGTATGGAACCAGTTCATGCCAACTTATAAACAAGATTATCAACAACAATTAGAAGAACTTACAAATCCTGACTTTTACATAGATGTAATTGCTCAAACTTTAATAATGGGAGGTGGTTTTGCAGGTGCAGGAATGGCTGCTAGAGCTAATAACTATAGGTTAGACAAGAATGATATTAAAAGATTATATAAAGGCTTAGATGCTTCAATGAATGATGCAGACTTAGCCAAACATATTATGATGAATACAGGAGGAACTTTATACAATCCTTCTGAATATGACTATGCTATACATCAATTAAAAGAAGCTGGTAAAACTGGTCTTGCTAATACACTGGAACAAAAGAAATTTGTAAACCTAGCTGGACAAGCTATTAGAACAGGTACAATTAAAAACTTTGAAGAAACATTAGAAAAACTTCAATCTAAACCAGATATTAGTTCTGAAACAAAATTAAATCTTCAATTAGCTAAAGGCAGAATTCAAGAATTAAAAAATGTTTATGATGAACATTCTGAAAAGGATAATTTTCCTGAAATATTTAGTCTAGCTGAAAGAAAATTAGCTAACAAACAAGCTGTAATTCAGATAGATAAAGACCTTGATACTACAAGAGATAAAGCTAAAGAAGAGATAGATGCTTTTATTCAAAGAGAAGGAATAACTGTTGACTATTCTATGGAAACTTTATTGTCTAGACAATTTGATAATGCAGTAGAGCAAGATATTTACCATAATTTCTTAGATGGTCTAGAAAAAGAAGGTATGGCTCCAGTTAAAACTTTTACTTCATTATTAATGACTAAAGGTGCTATACAGGATTCTCAGAATAATACAATGAAAATGTATAATGAGCAAATCAATCCTAAATATGCTGAAAATGTAGCTGAAAGAAAAGAAGTTTCTAGACAATATGATGCTCTAGTTGCTGAGATTGAAGGTGAAAGAGTTCTTAATAATTCTGAAAATGACTTACAACAAACTCCAGAAATGGTAGATCAGTTTGTAATGGAACTTAAAAATAATTCTGGAGGAACTATTAAAGCCAATGTTTTTGATGAATTAGCTGCAGTTAAAAAAGAAGAATTAGCTAGTAAAAAATTACAGCAAAAGGAAGAAAAAGACCAAGCCACTTTAAATTATTTGCTAGAGCAAAGAAAAATTGCAAGTGAGGTAGCTATAGAAAATGGTGATGGAATAGTTAGTGAAAGTGCTCCAATTGAAGTATATGATGATGTTGCTGAAAATGAATTTATAGAACAATTAGTTGTTGAAACTGAAGACACTATATCTTTATTTGATATATTTGGTACTCCAGAAGAAACTCCAAAAACAATTCCTGTAGGTAGTTTTGTAGAAGACCCAGAATTTGACTCTCAAATTGGTTCTGAAACTGAATATACTCCTGAGCAACTTGCTGCTCTTAAAGCTTCTGCTAAAAGAACCTATGATAGAATCTCTGAAGTAATGGGTAAGAACCCTACTTTTAGGGAATTTATGCATACTTATTATAAGTTTACTGATGATAAGGAGAAAATGAAACAAATCTTTAGCTATATGGTTAAAGGTTGGGAATCAAATAACTATCCTACAGCAGATTATCAATCTGTTTATGATGAATTATTCAGTCCTGAAAAAGGTATTTTTTCTGATTTTGCAAATGACATTATGAATATATTTACAAAGACTGTAACTACAGGAACTGTAAGTACTTATGTTCAACATGAAGAAGCTACAGAAAAAGCTCAAATAGAAGTAGCTAAAAAGCAGACAACTGTAATAGGTTATGATGAAGAAAATATGCCATTAGTTAAATCTGATGTACAACTTATTGATAGTACTAGAACATTAAACATACTACCTAAAGCTGCATTTTTAGCCTTACCTTATGTTGATGTGAATGTCAATGGAGTTGTAACTAGAGAAACTGTAGGCAATAGTTTAAATTTATCTGAGAACTCTTATATAGACCCTAGAGATATTCTTAATCCAGACAAGTTTGGGCCAGACTCTAAGTTTCAAATTGAAATTGCAGATGAAACTTTATGGGGAAGTATTCAAGTTTCCAATGGTAGAAATACATTAGGTGCACTTGGAAAAATTTCTTTTAAAGAATGGGTTGAACAAAGAGAAATTGCAAATCCAAATTTTAGAAGGACTCAAGAATTTACAGATAAATATCCTATATTCTATACTGACAGTAAAGGTAAGAGATTAGCCTATGTACAAGATACAGATTGGTATAATCCTTATAATGTAGGTAATCCTTATGGGCCATCAGATAATCCTGATTTGGCTTCAAAAGACTGGTTAAATCATATTAAGAAAGGTATAGATAATACCAGAAATCTTAGAAATAATATTAACAAAGGTCTTAGAGAAGTTACTGTTAATAAGATTTCTGATGGTGTATTTCATAAAATTCCAGAAGAGTTGCCTAAGATTTCAATAACTGAATCAAATCCACAATCTTTTATTGTAGTACAAAGGGGTGTAAACTTACACTCAACTTTTGCTCAAGCTTTTAATAAAGGAGTTTTACTAAATAAAAACAGGGCAGGTGAAGCAGGTAAGTTTGATTTAACTGATGATGAAGGAAATAATAAAGATGGTCACACTTGGTATGTAAACAGAATAGGTTTTGAGAAAAATGATAAAGGAGAAATTGTTCCTACCTATAGAGCTTTAGAAGTAGGTAGACAAGTTACTGCTATCCAAATTGAAACAGCTCAATGGGCCCTTTCTGCTCACTTAACTATAGCAGATGCTACAAATATCAAGTTAAAAGGTATTTCAAGAGATACCAAAAAGAAATTTGGATTAGAGTTAGCTCAAGCTAAACAATTACAGCAAGATATTTATAATCAAACTGGATTTGACATTGAGAATACTGATAATATAGAGACTTTTATTAAGTTATATTTTCAAGGTAAGAATATGCCTAAACAAGGTTCTTTGAATAAATACAGAGAAATTCTTTTTAATTCAGAAAATATACTGGATTTGGTATCTCAACATACTAACATGAAGTCTTTAGGTAAAACTAAAAACATGATTCATATTAGTAAGGGTAATGTAGAATCTCAAAATATGAACTATGAGGATTATCTAAAACAAACTTTATTAACTAATGTAAAATCTTTTAATGTTGGTACAGATTTAGACCCTGTATATGCTACTGCTATACAACCTATTGTTAATATATCTTATACAGAAGTAGTAGGCCAAGAAGTTTTACCTGCACCTGTAGCTACTATGACTTCTGAAGAGGCCAGGATGAAAGCTGTTAATGCTGCATTGGAAAAAATGTATCAAGAAAATGAAGCTAAAAATACTCCTTTAAATGCTCAAAAACACATTGACTTTTTAAGAAATATAGGTGTAGATGCTTTAGATTTTGATCAAAGTGATGCCATGATTGCTGACACTAGTAAGCTTGAAAATATTTTTAAAGTAGTTGGTAACCTTAATATCCTACAAGAAAAAACTATAAGACAATTTATTTTACATAGTATTGGAGAGAAGGTTAGTTTTGAATATAAATTTAAAATCTCTGAAACTAAGATTAAAGAAGAAATCAGATCAGAATTAAATTTAGTTTTAAACAAACTGAATAGTGATATGGTAGCAATGTTAGCTGAAGTTACAAACTCTTCTGACAGTTCTTTACCTATGAATAAAGCTATAAGTGATGCTTATGCTGCAACAATTACTAACATTGTAGATATTAAAGCTAATTATAAAGAAATTTATGATAAAGCTTTCAAGGATATTCAATTACAAACTAAACTAACTGTAGTTAGAAAGAATGAAATTAAAGAAGAAACTATAGATAATGTACTTAAAGAAGATTTAAGTGAAGATCAAGATACAGATGATGTTAGTCTTACTGTAAAAGATTACAACAAAGATTCTATTGAAGAGTCTGGTAAAGCTAAAGCATCATACAGACTTAGAAGATTTTTACATAAAATTAATAGATATGATAATGCAAACAACAAAGAAACTGGCTATCTAGGTTTACCTGTTTATATGTCATTTAATGATGTGTACAATGAGTTAAGCAAAATTTTAGCTATGGGAAGTGAGGTAGTTTCAGACTACAATAAAATTATAGAAAAACTTAAGTTAAATCCAATGTATGTGAAGCATGGGGCATCTTCTTTTGTTGGAGAAATTTTAACTAAACTAGATTCTGCAGATGAACAAATTAAGAATGAATTTGTTTCTAATTTTGTTAGACACACTCTTGTATCTAAATTTGCTATGTATGAAAAAGGTTCAAATGGTATTACATTAAAAATTTATAATACTAACTCTAATGAAGCCACTAGAATTATAGATAAGAAGTGGAAAAATGATAATAGAAGTTCAGGTCTTTACAACAAAGATGGTAGTATTAACAAAGTTTTTGCAACTGAAATGACTACAACTCTTGAAAATTTGAGAGAAGCTTCTAATAATGATTACCTTAATGTACCTCAAGCTGATTTAAAAAATTGGTTAGAGAAGATAGGTATTACATTAGAAGATAGTGCTTGGGAAGAGTTATATAATGAAGGTGTTTATAATTCTCAAAAGCAATATGTTTTTCAAGAATTATTTACACAAGATGCTGGAGGTCTTTTTGTACCTATTTATAAATTCTTAAAGGAAGGTATTGAAAGCCCAATTGAAAAAGGTTTAGATAGTGGTAAAACTATATTTTCTGAACTTAATAATGTAATGAAAGCTTTAACACTAATTGAAGCTAAGTACAATCCAAATCTTGTTGCTCTATCTTTTAGAGATTCAGGTAAAAACATTTCTACATTAGTGCCAACTAAGTATATTACTGATATGGTGTCAAGTTTAAAAAGAAGTGTAACTGATGACAATGATACACTAATTGAAGACTTACAATCATTATCATTCTCTAAGAGCTCTATCATACTTGAAATGTTACAGAATGAGCCAACTTTTAAAAACTTATTTGAGATAGCTCATTTAAGTCTTACAGCTGTCAAAGAAAAAGGTGACACTCCACTTAAAGCAGGTATAACTGACTTAGGTGAAATTGATTATGATATAGCTAGTATGACTGGTTTTACTGATAGAAAGATTACTAAGCTTCCTGATGGATCAGTAATATCTGGAATAGCTGTAAGAATGGCTAACATGCTAATACCTACTATGTCTGATAAAAGTACAGGTATGTTTATGACTACTGCTGTCTTTGATTTTATGAGTAAAGGTAATTTACTTTTTGAAAAAACTGCAGAAGGTGAGATTACAAGTATTGGAGCAAATATAAAAGAATTACTTTTTGATAAATTAGTTCTTCCAGAATTAGAAAGAATAGTAAAATTTCATAGAGAAATTAAAGCAACTAACATTAAGGATTATGATAATGGAGCACAATTGTTTCACTTACTTCCTATAATGAATACCTTGAAGGATGAAGATGGTACTAACATATTAGCTAAAATAGCTAACCAAGATTTAGAATTTTCTCTAGAAGAAGTACTAGAAAAATATAAAGATACATTTGTAAATGCTCTTGAGAGTGTAGTTAAAAATGAAGTAGAACATAAAAAAGCTTTATGGGCCCCTTACACAGAAACTAATTCTAATGGTAAAGTAATTTCAAATATATTTGACAGCAACTATTTTACTGAAGTAGGTAAAAATCCAGCCAATGATTATGAATTAGGTATTTATGATTTTGTTCTTAATGGACTATTGTTTAATTCAGAAATATTTAAAGTATTTGCTGGAGATGTAGCCTTGTACAGTAAAGATAAAAACTATAAAGAAGATGGTAAAAAAATATCTCCTTCTGAGATCACAAAAGCCTCTACCTATATTTCTATAAACAAGGAAATTGGAGTTAACTTAGGTAAAAGATTAGCTTTATTAATAGCTCCAGGAAATAAAATTGCTGATTCTTACAATGAGCAGTATAATCAAATTTTCCTAGAAGATTCTATTGATATTACTGAGAATGCAAAGTATTTAATTGGTAATTTTTATGGTGAAACTGCCATGAAAGAAGCTGAACCTTTACTAAATAAGTATACAAAAGCTGTAGCTTTACTAGATAAACATGAAGAAGGTATCTTAAGATTAAATCCTGAAAGATATAATAATGTCAAAAATCTTTTAGCTTCCTTAAGAAAAACTTTAGCTACAAATTATCCTGACTTAGATGCTTACTTTGATATTGAATCTACTGATGCTCAAGAATATTCTACAGCTACAGAACATATTTCAGTGTTACATAGGTATGGTAGAATTTCTGATGAAGAATTTAAATTGATTTCTACTAAATTATTAAGTGTAGATAACAATGGAAATCCTACTGCAGATGGTTATTTAACTAAAGAAGAATTGGAATTAGTTTTCCAACCTATTAAACCTGTACATACAGGAACCTACATTAATAAAAAACAAGATGTTAACAGAGTAGTTTATATTAAATCTTCTTCATTTCCTTTAATTCCTCAGCTTACTGCAGGAAATAGATTAAATGAACTTAGACTCAGTATGGAAAGATTGGAAAATAGAACTGGTAGATTTACTAGAGCTTCTTATCAGACAGCTAACAAAGTAGGTAGTACTGTAAATACTATCAATCCTTTTGATGTAAATTCACTAGTAAGCTTAGATTCTATTGATAGTAATACTGCATTAAATGATGAATCTGATTCTAGAGTATTAGTACTTAAAAGAGATAATTTTAGAATTCAACAGGATGTACCTTTTAAGTCTGATAAAAAACAAGATGACAAAGTATCTATGGGTACTCAATTCTTTAAATTGTTATTTGGAGATGGAGTAGTTGAAAATTATACAGAAGAGAACAGAGATAAATTTGCTCATTTTCCTTTAAATGGTGAAATGGTTACAGGTAAAGAGCTGTATAATCACTACAACAAATCTTTTACTACTATAGTACAGAATAAAAAAGCTGGCCTATTCTTAGAATTAGGTTTAGCACCTGATGGTAAAATAGTTAACCAGAATACTTTCATGGTTAGCTTACAAGAACTTTTATATAAAGAAGCATCTTCTAGAGGCTACAGTATAAAATCTTTAGCAGGTCTTACTATAGAGCAATTAGAGTCTAAGGCTGGATTTTACTATGAATTTAAAACTCCATTATGGTTATCTTCTGATAGCAACAGATATGAATCATTACTAAATTCTATTATCACTAATAGATTAATGAAACACAAAATGCCTGGTAATGGATTTATAGCAGGTTCTGAAAGTGGATTTAAATTTAAGTCAGAGTTAGAAGGAATTGAAAAGTCTAGAATTATTTACCTTGACAATTGGAATGGTAAAGAACTTCAAGGTGCTCACACAACTACAACAGAGGATGGTAAGACAGTATTAAGTAAAAATCAGATATTTGTACCATCTAAATTTAAAGATGCTAATAAGCAGCTTATAAACTTATTTGAAGGATTTAGTGAAACTACTAAAGAAGGTAAATATATTTACAGAAGAGATAATGGTACATTAGGACTAAAAGAAGGAGCTATTTCTCCTGAACTTATGAATATGTTTACATTTAGAACTCCTACATCTTCTCACGTATCTGGCTCAAGTGTAGAGATTGCTGGTATATTACCTCCAGAAGTAGGAGATTTAATGATAGTACCTAAAAACTTTACTAAACAAAAAGGTCTTGATTATGATATTGACAAAGAATCTGCTTATCAACTTAATCATTATGTTAATGAAGCAGGTCAAATAGTTCCATTAACTCAAGAAAGTGTTAATGAAATTACTCAGAAACTAAAAGATAAGATTGCTGAATTTAACAGAGAGAATACCTATATTTCTTCTAAATCTAATGCCTTTAATGAATTGTTTACACAATTTATAAATGAGAACTCTTTTGGTAATATGTTAGATGAAGAATCTTTAGAGACTTTAATGTTACCTCAATTGGAGCCAGCACAAAAACTTAGTAAACTTACATTAGATTTAGAAATAAAACTAGCTGAAAATGAGTTTATTAAAAGTCACTTAGCTGTATTTAATAGTACTAACAATGAAATTCAAAAGAAAACCAATAAGATTTTGTCTATTGATTTTGCTAAAGATCAAGCCAATATTATTGAAAAATTAAATGAAGAAGGTAAGAGAAATGCTGAAATTAATGATGCAAAAAACACAGGTCTAACACCTGAGCAAGCTGGAACATTATATGATGAAAAACAATTAAACTTTACATTACTAACTGGAAGTTACCAAAAAAGTAAAATGGACTTGGGAAGTATTGGTAAAGTAGCAATTGGAGTATATGCTAACTATACTACTTTCAATGGTTTACTTCAACAAAATACAGGAGAAGATGTTTATATTCAAGATGAAGAGGGTAATCCAGCTGAAATTAATATAGGTAAATTCAACTCTGATGGTACTTTAGGTATGAGTACGACACTTTCTCCTATAGGAGGTTATGCTACATGGAAAAAATACCAAAGAAGTATTGCTGATGTATTTGCTGAAAAAGAAAATACTGCTACAGATAATGAAAAAGAGCAAGTACTTGGTAGAGTAGGTGTTAATGATGCCACTATTAATGTAGATGCTTACTTGACATTACTTGGATTTGATAAAGATGAAAATGGAAATTCTATTCCTTACATGTTATTGTCTCAACCTATTATCAAAGAATTTAATAAAAGGAAAAAAGATAGTAAAGGTATATTGGGCACTTTTTTAAAAGAAGAAGCATTAATTGATGAACTAACAAAGAAGTACGGAGCTGATTCTAAGAATGTTTTTAAACTAGGTACAGGGGTAGTAAGTACTGTAGATGCAAGTGGAGACTTAGTTAAAACAATTTCTTTTTCTGCTTTAGACGGTAAAGCTTTACTTGATGGTATAGAATTTAATGGAAAAGATGATGCAATTCAATTACTTGCACTAGACTTATATATATCTCTTGAAAAACAAGCTAGGGCTCTTTCTACAGTTCAGAAAACTATTAATGCTAATAGTTTAGGTAAATCTATGATTGAATCTCAGTTAAAGTATGAAGCATTAAAAGTTTTACCAAAGAATAAAGTTATAGGTAATGTAGCTGTATTATTAGGTGATTTTGCTACTGAACAAGGAGATAAAACTGATGGTGTCTGGATAGGTGATTACTATGTAACAGCTAACACACCTCAAGGCCAAATTGTAATTAATGGATTTAATTTAGGTAATACTATTTATCAAGATTTTTTTCCTTACCAAGACCCTGCTATAATAAATGTAGTTAAGGAAATACTGGCTGTACAAGGTAAACAAGAAGCTTCTGATTCAGTTGTTATTGAGAATTTTGAAGATATAGTTGAAAACATTAAAAAATATGTTTACTCAAGAAAAGAAAACAACATTTTTAATATTGACCCTAAGGCCAAGAGATTTGAGTTATTTAAAGATACTGATGATAACACATCACTTTCTACTTACTTGAAAAATACATTAAGAAACACTGATAAAACATATAGAAGAGCAGTTAAAAGTATTAATCAAAATCCATTAATTAAAACTTTCAGCTATGAAACTGGTGTGACTGAAAATGAACTTTCATTAATTAAGTATAACAATACAGTTACTGATAATCTTGATGAAGAAGATTTGTACAATTCTATTCCAAACTTAATAATTGATGATGAAGTTTTACCTGATAGAAATGGGCAACCATATTCTACTAGGTTACTAGCTCAGGATTTAGCAAGTTATGCTTACTTACAAGGTGGTATTCAAAAAGCTACTGAATTTGTAAAATTTGTTCCTGTAGAGTATTTAGAAAGTGTAGGTATGTATGAAGGCCCAGATAATAAATTTGTGCCAGCTAACAGAAAACTTCAATTCTTTAGTTCTAAGCTACAAAAGATTAGAGAAGGTAATAATATCTTTGAAGTGGCTTTGGGAATGAAAGAAGATACCACCAGTACTTTTACTAGACAGTATTTCCAACATAATCCAGATAAGGCTCCTAAAGCATCTTATAAAGATAAAAAAAATGAGCAAGGAAACACATTTAACTACTTAAATAAAGAAGGAAAGAGTCCTGCTTTTATATCAATTAAAGGTAGAAAAGGAGATTTAGATAGATATGGTCTGTATGAGCATGCTGGAAATAGTTTGTATCATAAGATAGATGTTTTAGGTAATAAAGGTGTAGCTGAGTATGAATGGAAAAATGAAAATGTAGTGGGGATTAATACCACTGTTTTACCTGTAGTAGCTAAATTACCTGAATCTGATGCATTTTTAGGTCAAAATGATGCTTTTGTTATTGATGAAAACACTAGCTATACAGATTTACTAACTCAGATTTCTAATGCTGATTTAAGCTCAGAATATACTCATTTAATAGAAGCTGCTAAATGGTTACTTCCACTGGTTAAAAAAGGTGACATAGATAAAAGAGAAACTTCTAAACTTAGAATGACACCTGGCATAAACAATGAAGGAGAGGCTTTTAGAGTAAGTTTAGATATTAATCTTAATCCAATTTATACTACTGATGTATCTAAAGATAGAACTGCTCTAGTATTTATACATGAACTTATACATACTTTAAGTGTTAATGAAGTTTTTCAATATTTTGAAACTGATGGAATTACTCTAAAGAAAGGTGTTACTATACCTGCCCATGTAACTAATTTAGTATTGTCTTTTAATCACTTTAGAAATAAATTTAAAAATGAAATCAGTAATCTAGATATTAAAATGAAGGGTGGTAAAGACTCATTTGGATCCAAGGAATATACCAATAGAGAAAGAGAATTAATTTATGCTGGTGTTAGTATTCAAGAATTTATCACTGTATCACTTACTTCTTTTATGTTTCAAGAAGAGATGAATAAAGTAGAATACAGACAGTCTGGAGAATCAATATGGGAAAGAATTAAGAAAAATATTTTAGATGTTTTAGAAGCTATATATCCAGGTCTTAAAGATAATACTATTGCTAAAGAAGCTGTTATGAGTTCTTTTAACTTTGTACAGCAAGAGGCTAATAATAGAATGGAAATAGAATATTTAGCTATGATGGACATGAGTTCTCAGTATGAAATGGAAAAAGCTAATGCTAATGAACAGGCTTTAAGTGCTGCAGATACTAGTAGAGAAGTAAAAAGGGAAGATAATGTATCTGAAGTTACTGAAAATGAAGTAAATTTGCCTGAAGAAGAAATGGACCCATTTAATTGTAAATAATATGAGCTGTAATACCTTAACAAATGTTAGACAAGACCTTGTAAAGAAAGGTTTTGTAGGGGATAAAAATAGTGTTAATGAATCTAATTACACTGAACTAGAAGCTTTGCTTAAAACTTGGCAAGCTTATGCTGGAAGAAAATATGGCTTTACTGAAAACTTATTTACTTTAAAGTTTAAAAATGCTCCTGATGCTACTGCTACAGGAACAGTTAACCTGTATTCATTAGTCTTTAACAAAGCTGCATTTGAAAAATTAGATGTTATAGTTGAAGATTATAAAACTGAAGAAAGCATAAAAGAAGCTGAACAAGAAGCTGAAGCAGGTAGAATAAATGCTTTAAATAGAATAAACAATGAAGCAGGTCAAAATATTAATGATGAAGGTAATCTTTTTGACACTGTAGAAGATGTATCTGATAGTCTTATAGCTAGTTCACAAACCACTAATGTGGTTCCTCTTTCTTATGAAGACTATATAAAGCACAAGCAAACATTATTGAAAAAAGTAACTAAAACTGTTACTAAATTGTACAATGAAAGAACTGTACATAATAATAATGCTTTGTCAGCTAAGATTAGTAAGTTTAATAAAATAAAATCAGACTTAGAAGATGATTTGGAACAGTATACTAATACTCCAGATAAATTTGAGTTGATTAGAAAGTTTTTTGATAAAGATATAGCTCTTATTAATAGTCTTTTAGAATCAACTGATTTAAATAATGTCTTCTTAGCTAAGGATTTGCTAGAGTATTTGAAGAAGACTAGAAAAAATGTATCTAAAAAAGATGATGTTACTCAAGATTTATTTGGTTTAAAGTCAGGAGAATCTTTTGATGCACAAACTGATAACCTTAGAAGACATATAGAAACACATCTAACAGATTTAGAGAATGATCTAGATACTGTTATTGATAATGCTTTTTTAAAGTTACTTGAAAAAAATGAAAATAGCTTATTGAAATTATATCCTGGAAAAACACTAGAGGAGGTTAAAGATAAGCTGTTAGAAAATATGCAAGATGTAAGTTTTCTAGAATCTTTTGTATTTACTTCAGGTCAAAACTTAGTTACTGAGAATAATCTAATTGAAAATATTACAGTAATAGAATATATTAAGAAAAGGCATGCTGAAAGAGGTAAAATAAATCCTCTATTAACAGCCATAGACAGCACTATTGCAGGAGCTGAAGAAGAATTAAATAATCAAAATAAATTCTTTACCTATAAAGGTAAAAAGTTCTATGATTATACTTGGATGTACAGAAAAGAAAATGGTTTAGGTATACCAGAATTAGTAAGTAAATTTTCTAAACACTGGGAAAGAACTATTAATTCAATGCAAAAAAAGTTTACTTCAGATTTTAAATTAGCTTCTGATGAAAGAGATTTTGCTAAAATGGAACAGTTACTTACTGATAAATTTGAACTTTTAGACAGCAATGTTGAATTTATAGACCCTACATTACTCCATGACATACATATAAGTCCTTTATATGATAATTTTAAAGGTGGAAACACTCAACAAGCAGAAGCTTATAAACAAGAAATTATAAGTAAAATTGGAAACGAAGAGTATGAAGTACTTGTTCAAAACCAAAGAGATTTAATAGACAAATACATGGATAAGTATAATGCTTTTGTTACAACTAAACTTGTAATGGAAGATGTACAAACTTTTGATGAACTAACTGACATCAATAAAGATAATATCAATAACTATGATCAGAAAAATAATCCTGTAAATTTTATTAAAACCTATAAGGCTGGGTTAGGTAATATGGTTGTAATAACTCAAGGTACACAAAATAATGCAAAACCTGCTTATTTAACCTATAACACTTTTATACCAAAGAGAGTGAACAGTCTTGGCATGCAAAATAATTTTTATGATTCTCAGTTTGAGAACTTTGAAAATAATGCTCCATTACATAATCTTTGGAAAGCTTCTAGAGCTGGTATTCTAAAGATAAATGAAAATTTTGTAGATTCAAATATGAAATTGAATCACTACTCTATATTAGACTTTCAAAAGGGTATAACTCAACAAGTTATAAATAAATCAAATAAAGATTTTCTAGTAGAAGGTTTACTTAAATACACTAATTTACTTGGTTTCTGGAAAAATATTTTTAGTGATAAAAGCAGAATTACATCTAAAGAAGATGTAGTGGCCCTATCACATGAAATAAAAACAGTAGAAAGTCAGATACAAGCAGATTTTGGTTTACTTAAAACTGAAATATCTAACATATTAGGTAACACTTTATTACCTAAAACTAAAATTTCCTGGAAAGGTCTTTCTCAAAAACAGAAAAATGACATAATTAAAGTTACTGGAGCTATAAATGAATATGACTTTATTGATAAAGTAGGTGGAAATGACACTTTTACTACACCATCTTTAAAGATTTTTTCTCAGATAAAAATTATGCAGCAACAGTCTTTAAATCTTCCAATTATGTTGAAAGGTTTATTAGAACTTTCTGCAGACCATAAAGCTAAAACTGAGTCTAAAGATGAAACTAATATTTACAGATTGAATAGTGGTAAAATTAAAGTGGCCAGGAATACAGCTTTTCAAACTCAAGGAAAAGACAGAGAAAATGAAATTAAAAGACAAGATTTTTTTTATGATCAAGTTATTCTTAATAAGAATGAAAAAAAGCATTTCTGGAATGGTAGTAAAGAGCTTATAGACTTAATGAATAAACAAGATGTAAATGTTCTTAACATTACTAAACTCTATTATAAAAACTTTAATAAAGAAGAAAAAATAATTTATAATTCTGCAATAAAAAGCTTAAGTAGAATTGAAAATGATCTTTTAACTGCAACAGGAACCAGAAAAGAAGAATTACTTCAAGAAAAAGCAAACATAGAAAGTAGATTAGGTATTTTAGGTAAAGATTACATGGTAAGTGCATTGTGGGACAATGTGGTAAATAAATTAAGAGTTAAAGTAGGTTTAGGTTTTAATGCTTTGGCAGCTTTAAATAACTATAGACAAGGTTTTATAGCAGCATTAACAAGGGATGGTGAATTCTGGAAAAAAGGTAATATATATAAAATACAACATACTGTAGATTTAAAATGGACCAATAGAAAGATAGTACCAAGTTTTCAAAGAGAATATGACATTACTAAATTGTTTATTGATAAGCTTAATATAGTTGAAACTGGAACCAATGAATTACAGAAAGCTGAGGCTGAAATAAAAAATAGAGCAAACTGGACACAACCTAATTATTTAACTGAAAAGGTAGAAAATAGGAATCAGGTTAAAGGGATTCTTTGTATGGCAATGGATTTGTTTATAAAAGATGTAAATGGTGTAGAACATGATTTCCATAATGGAGATAATTTTGTTGCATATACTATTGAAAATGGAGTTTTGAAACTCAAACCTGAATTTGACACTCCAGCAAACAGAGAACATTTCATAGATACAACTTCTGAAGATATTGGAAATTGGAAACTAGATGTTGAAAATATGAACAATAGTATGAATGGGGATTATACTAAATATGGAGTAACTAGAATCAAAGGAAGTTTAATAACAAAACCTTTAGCAACTTTTAAAACTTGGCTACCTAGATATTTATCTTCTAGATGGAGATACAAACAAAAGAATATACTTACTGGTGAAGAAGAAACAGGCTATTTGCTGGCTAGTTTACTTAATAAGAGAACTTCTGTAGCTGCAGGTGTAATATTAGGTGTAACAGCAGGATTAGGAGCACTGACAATCTCACCTATATTAGCTGGAATAAGTCTAGGTGGAATTGCTCTTGGAGCTGGTTATGCAAAGTATGCATCAAATAAAAGTTCTACAGCTTTATTAGGAGTAAATCAAACTGAACCTATTGCTATAATGCAACAACTTTTGTATGTACTTAAACTTAGTATGAGCCCTAAAGCTTATCTGGAGATGCCTGTAAATACTGTAGTAGGCAAAGAATTAATCAAACCTATAAGTCTAGGCCCCCTTACAGAACAGGAAGCTAAGGATATAAGACTTTTATCTAGAAATATGCAGACTATATTGTTAGTAGCTTTAGTGAAACTATCAATGGCTGCCATGTTGGGAGATGGAGAAGAAGATGTACCTAAAGGTAAAGAAGGTAGTTTACAAAGAGCTAATTTTGATGCTCAACAAAAAGCTAAGGCTGAAAATAAAGAAGTATATAATTTCTTTGAAAATATGTGGACTCAAACTATTAGTGAAACTACACTTGCTGTAGACCCTATGGCACTTTACTCTTCTGGAACTGAAGGTGGAGTAGAATCTCAGATCAAAGCTATGAATAAATTAAGTAAAGCTGTATTGTCTCCTTTTGATGAAGTACAGAAAGGGCCTAGACAAGGACAAAATAAATTAGGAAATGCTGTAAGAGCTATGTTTGTACCTTCTTTGTTTAGAGGAATTGGACAAGATACTTACAGATTTGGATTTGAAAATTCAATGCTTACAGAATGGGATAAAACAGAAATTACAGATGGTTTATTTGATTCTGATTATAAAGAAGATAAGAAAGCTAATACTGAAAAAAGAAATGAAATAAGACAAGACTTCATTGAAGATTATGAAAAAGATAATGATGTAGATTTTAATGAACTAACTTCTTCAGAACAGGACAAAATTAAAAGAGAAGCTAAGAAACAGGCTAACCTTGAAAGTGGAAATCCTGATATAGAAAACTATGATGAAGATCAAGATTTGATAGAACAGTAAAGTAAAAAAGAAGCAGAAGTGAGGTTTATTTCACTTCTGCTTTTCTAATAAAAATAATAAGGAGTGAAATTACATCACATCTTCTTTGTTCCATACCATTAAAAGGTACTGCCCACACTACTGAGTCCGCTTACTATTTTGTGTGAAAGGTGGGACTTGAACCCACAATCTCCTGAACCACAATCAGGTGCTTTACCAATTCAGCTACAATCACCATGTATGTGTATTACTTGCTAATCTCTACTTTATTAGGATAGTTTCTTTTTTCCCAAAATTCTTTATCAAAACCCAATTTCACTGCCTTATCAAGTAATTCCTGAGAATTAAATCTAAGATGTGCCCCGAATCTGTGTAACATCAGTTTAGTATCTATCATTTTTTTAGATACACCTAATACTATTATTTTTGCCATATTTATATTTTTTATTATAGTTATAACACACATATAGTGCGAGGAAGAGGACTCGAACCTCTATAGCTGGTTCTTCAAACCAGTGCATATACCATATCTGCCATCCACGCTAGTAAGGCTACTCTCCTCTCTCCTGTCTCTTTAAAAGAGTTAACTTGTTATCTTATCAGGACTCGAACCTAAAATAACTACTTCAAAGGCAGTTGTGTTACCAATTACACTATAAGATAATAGCTGACAATATTGTGGGCAAGATAGGATTTGAACCTATGAACTCTAATGAGGATGGTGTTACAGACCACCAGCTTTAACCACTTGCATACTTACCCAAATTTTGTACTGCCTACGGGAATCGAACCCGCATCTGCAGGAGTGAAAGTCCTGTGTACTATTCCAATTATACTAAAGCAGCAGAAATAAAAAATCCTTCTGTTAGGAAGGATTTGATTAAATTTAACTTACGTTATATATTTATATGCCAATCCTTGTCCTATTACTAGAATAATTAAAGAAATGTTCATATTGATTTTGTGTTTTCATAGTGCAAATATATAAAAAGTTTTCAATCTGCCAAGTTATTTACTAAAAAATATACCTAATATTTTCTAAAGCAAAATATTGAGAGTACAATACCTTAAATTGTTGAATCATAGTATTCTTTAATTGCCATTGGTATCTAATGTTATCAGCAGCATATTGTGAATTTTTATCTTCTTGTATTTCAGGTCTCCAAAGTAATTTGTTTATCTCAGCAGAATTCAATACAGCTTGATTCTTATTATAGGTTAAGAAAATACATTCACATTTTACAACAATATTTTTCTCTTTTAGTAGGCTAAAAAGTTCTCTATAATCTTGAAGCCAGTTATCATAATAAATAATAGGACTAAAATTTATATGAACTTCCATTTTATCTTGTAAAATAGGTATCATATTTATTCTATCTATTATCTTATCTGTATTAGGTTCAAGTACATCAGAAATTACTTGTGGCATCAAGCTAACTCTTATTCTATGCTTATCTTTAACTAGATTAAACTTTTCAAGCTTGAATTTAGTTGGATATTTAGTAGCAAATGTAGATTTTAGTTTAGGATGTTCATTAAAGAAATCAAACACTTTTTGCCAATCATAGTATTTTTCATGTAAAGCTACATCTGTACTACAACCTATATCTATACAATAGTAAGTATCATCTACTTGATTAGGTGTTTTAGGAAAAACTTTATTTTCTGACCATTTATTGATAGAATTAAGAACAGCCTCCACATTTGTATTAATATAAACTTTGTCTCTGTTAAACCTCCCTACATAGCAGTATGATTGCATACAACCTCCTAAGCAACCATAAATAAAATTAGGTGAAATAGCATCACTACTTCTTGTATTATCTCTAGTTACTAGAGTTTTAGTAATTTGACTTTTAATTTCCATTAACCATCATATTTTTTAATTTAGTTAAAACTTCTCTTTCTTTTCTGAATAAAAAAATACTTCCAATTCTTTCACTTCCAGCTGTATAGCATCTCATGTCAATTTCTATTTCTGTCCTTGCACGTTTTCTGTATATAAATAGAATATTAGTAGAATCTTTACAGCTCCAGTCCCAGATTATACCATTTGTTTCAGCCATATTAAAGGATATTTATACCAAGGAATTACATTAGAAATTAAAATCATTTTCTTTAAAAACATAGCTCTTTGGTAATTACTGTCTGTACCATATAAATGCCACCAAAATGCATTGCCAGTATATATGTCATTTACATAAAATTCTTTATGTAAAGATTTAGTTGGCTTATTCTTTCTAAAAAAAATAAAAATTTCTTCTCTTTCTTCTTGAGACATTCTAGTTTTATCTATTGCAGTACAAATTCCAGTAGTATCTTGTTTAGAAAAAGTAACTAATACTTTTTCAAAATTTTCACTTATTCTTGTTTTCATTTTAAAAATTTATTACTCCCCAAGTAGCTCCAATACCTATATAGACTCCAGGTTGAACATTTTGACCTATACCATACATTAAAGTAGGTCCTATATGTATTTTTTTAGTTGGGGCAGATTGTTTTTGATATGTTCTAATTGTTTTAACTTCACTAAAAGGATTAAGTAAAGTAGTTTCAGTAAAAGTTTTTCTTTTACCTAAACCTAGAAAACCTGTTTTTTCTGTTCCAATAATACTCTGTATTTCATTTTTAAAAGAAATTCTAATGTGAGTACTATCTCTACTAGCAACAGTTTCACCATTAATCCACTTACCCATTTTAATTGGAGCTGTGTATATAGGAGAATCTCCACTAGGTTCTAATTTGATGTTATTATTAACAATTGATTTAATTACAGTGTCTAGCTTAGTTTCCATTTCAATTATGCTTACACTACCTTGTTTCTTAAGATACTTTTCATTTTCTTTTACAAGTTTTTGCAATTTATTAATGGTAGTATCTTTTGTACTTAATTTCACAAAATCACGAGTGTTTCTAGATTCCAAGACTGAAATTTTAGCCTTATGATGACCTTCTCTAGTTTTCCAAAAGATAATAGTATCATTAAGAGAAGTATTAAGTTTACCAGCTACTTCAATTTCTTTACCTCTTAAGTAATTACTGTACAAAGCAAGTACAAGTATAACAACACTTAAAATTATAATTACTCTGTTGAAATCAAATTCTCTGAATTTAACCCAAAAATTAGTTAGTCTAGACATAGTTTTATTATTTAATTATTAATAGTTTCTCCTCTTACAGTTTGTACATGCTTTCCTCCAGTAGTATAATCATAATTTACTTTACCTCTACAATCTGACCAGTAAATATATCTACTACCATCTTGAAACCTGTACATTTTACAACCTTCAATTTCAAAAAGAAATTCATTCTTAAATTGACCTACAGCTGCAGTACTTTGAGCATCTTTTACACATGAAAGTGATAACAAAGATACTATTAAAATTAATATAAGTTTTTTCATTTTATTTTAATTAAAAAAAAATAGCGAAAATCAATAAGACTTTCGCTATTTTAAAGTTTATTTCTCTAATTCTGTTCTTTCAGCAACTAAGTCTCTATTGAGAGCTGCTTCATTAGTGAATTTTTCAGGGTATCTTACCTTTAACTTATTGATGTTATTAGTAAGGATTTGGAACAAATCAAGACCATAAAAATTACAAACCACATTAAGAGTTACTACATCCTTTAAACTCATTTCAGCTTCATTTTCACCATAACTAAAGGGAAGAACAGACACTATAAAAGAATCTACAACTTCTTCTGAAATAGGTATACCGTCTTCTTTAAGCATGAAAGCATCTAATTCACCAGAAAGTATTTCAAATTTTTCTTGTTTCCAAATGATACCTGCCATTGTAGCTTCATTAGCTTTGTACCAAAGAATATCAGCAATCTCTTCTCCAATATTAACAATATCAAGAGGTTTACCATAAGCTACAAATTTCTTAATTACATCTAAAGTTTCTCCAACTTCAGTAATTACTCCCATTTGCATGTGCCTAAGATTTAACACCTCTGAACCTAAATCTACACAAGTCCTACTTGCTAATTGTTGATATTCTTCAACTGTTTTAATTTTTTCCATTATTTTCTTTTTTTCTTTTTAAGAATTAAATGAGTATTCTTTTTTCTCACTTTAATAAAACTTCCATTATTATCATAACAGTCTGGATTGGGGACACTTATAATATCCCCCTGTCCATCTGTTTTTAATAAGTATCTAGGTTTTTTCATTACTCTATAGCAATAATATCACCATAGTCTACCATAGTGTGTATTACAGCTGAAATAACTTCTGTACCATTTGGACTTTTAACTTCTCCTATTGGCTTAGCGCCATGAAATGTTACATGAGTAGAAAATATAGGTGAAACACCTACTTCAATACCTTCATAGTCTTCAGCTCCGTCTTTAGGGCATTTAGCTCCTACTTGAAGAACTTTAAATTTAGTATCAAAAGATTCTTGTTTTTTACCACCTGCTCTAATAATTGGTGACACTTTCTTTGTCATTGTTTGTTCTATAAGAACCATTGTACCTAATACTTTCATAATTGTATTTTTTTTGTTTTTACAAAGTTAATGAATTATCTACTAAATATCTGTAAGGAATGAAACCTTTAAGATTATAACACCATCCTAAAACAGGTGAATAAACTTCTTGAGGAGTTTTTTCATTTAAAGCATAAATATCACCTCTTATAAAGGAAGTAAATTCATCATTATCCATAGCTCTAGCACAATGTTCAAATGGACTGCTATGAGGTGGGTCCCAAGTAAGAAGTCTATCATGTAAACCCATTAGAGTTTCAGGATTAATTTCTTTCTCTTCTCCTACAGTAGTATAAGAAGTTCTGGCTCCCATTGCTACAGAAATAAATATTTTATTGTGTAAAATATTAGTTTCCAATTCTGATAAACTAGTAGTCTCATTTAAAGGTAAAGTAGAAAATCTAGTTATTTTATCTTCAAAAGGAATATGCCATTCTCCAGCTTTTAATTGTTTAGGAGTAGATTCATTTCTTGCATCCCAAATCTTTTCAGCTAAATCCATAATATGAATCTCAGCTTGACCTTTATTCATTTTAAGCCAGTCTAGATTTGTAAAATTTTCAGCATGTACTGTAGTTTTAGTTAAATCTTTTCTACTTTTAAATATAGCAGCACTATATTCATAACTAGGGCATCTTAATCTAAAGAAATTATCCCAACCTGATTTACTACCTGTAATAAGCATAGTAGTCCACATAAAAGGTTCAAGAAGTCTATTAGTAAGCTGTTTAGTTACTTGAGACTCATTTAATGCTTTAGCAGATACAACAGCTTTTGTTCTAGCATTTAACCATTGGCTTTGTCTAAGGATAACATCTTTAACATCAGTGAAGTATTCAGTTCCCTGCATACCTTTATGATCTTTTTGCCAAGCTATAGGTATAAAAGGATTATTCTCAATAGTTTCTACCATTTTAAGAAATGGGATAGCTCTACTAGATGAAGTATTCTTACTTAACATTCTATGTGTATTAACTTCAGCTAGAATAATTCTAGGGAAAGTGGCTAATACACTAATAAGCTCTTCTCCTTGTGGAGATACTGAATGGGCAACAATTTCTGCTTTTATCATAATTATTTCTTTTCAGCAAGTTCATTAACCTCAATGTTTAAGTCTCCTAAATACTGTGTTATATCTTTCTTTAAGTTTCTTGGAAACATATAAAATTTACTCTGAAATTGTCCAACCATATCAGTTAAACTATTTTCATACAAAAGTTGTATTTCAATAAATTTTTGATTTTGCTCTTTTAACTTTACATTAGTTTCATTAGTTGAAACTAATTTAGTACCTAGTTCTAATTTTTCTTTTAAAAGAGTATTAGTCATACCTTCTAATTCAGCTTTCTTGTTAGTGAAATCATTATAAGCAGGTTCAAGAGCTAATAAATCTTTAATTTTAGAAGTTTGACTAGAAACTAATCTAGTATAAAGTTCAGCTTGAACTTGCTCTAAACCAACATAAACAGGTTCACTGTTTTTAACTGAAGTAGTTGTAATGAGTGTACCTAAAAATGAAGATAATTCATATTCAACAAATTCTGTAGCAGAAGAATGATTCATTGAGGGTCCAAACATATCTTGAGGATGATAATCAAAATTGTTCATTGATCTTGAATCATCACGATACCTTCTTTCTCGATTATTTTCATAATTATTTCCAAACATTCTACTAACTATGCCTCGTACAAGACTTTTAACGAAATTGTCAAATTCTAAAGTATTTCTTGTTCTAACTGTTCTACTAATATTTTCAATAGTAGTGTGCTTGACTACTTTCATTTGCATATTTCTAAATACTTCAAGCTTTTCTTCTTTTAAAAGATCAATTTGCTTAGTTAATTTAGCTGTTTCTTTCTTAGATTCCTCTAATAGAGCAATGTTTTTTCTCAGAGCATCATACTCTGTAACATCCATTTCAATTTTTGCCATTATATTTCTTGATTAATTGTTGCTTTTACTTGAATTTCAAAAATGTTATTAGATTTTACCTCAACAGTTTTATGTTCACTAGCTATAGTAAAAACTAGTTGAATACCATCTTTATGAAGGTCTTTAACACCTTCTTCTATTACTTTTAGTAATAGTCTAAAACCTTCAATTTTTTCTTTTGCAGTTATTTCCATTTAATATGTTATTATAATTTCTAATTCTAAATCATCTATATGATCAACTACAACCATTTGATACATAGTCTTATCTATGACATCTGTATTGTCATCAACTAAAACTCCTGCCAATACTAAGGCATCATTTCCTGTCTTAATCCATATATCAGAAATATTATTTAAATCCCAATTAGATTTATAATTTTCTGCTACAGGTTTCCAGGAAGTTTTACCTAGTCTCCTAGTAATAGACCCATGATTCTTTACTGTATTAAACACATAATGTATACTAAATACCTTTTCAAGCTTCAAATCAAATATAACACTGTCAAAACTGTTTATCATAAAATGATGCATATTTTCTACTATGATAGCTCTTTGAAATTTATTAACTGCACCATTATAAATAGCTTGGTTATTAATTTTCCAATATTTGTTTTTAGCTGTCTTGTTATTAGTACAAGCTACATGTGTAAGTAAAGGCATGGATATTACTAGTTTCTTGTTCTGCATATTAATAAAATTCTACATTATCCTTAATAAACTCTATTATCTGATTAAAATCATATCTAAGACAGTTGTTAGCTCCAAAATGTTGTTTTATATCAGTTCTGTAATTGTAATTATAATTTTTGAACTGTATAAAAGTATCCTTACCCATACCATCATTTAAGTGTGCAAGTATAAAAACTAAACTATTATTAGCATTACAACTATTATTAGGAGAAAGTAATTCTTCAGGTATACCTGAATAATGTTTTCTTTCATATAAATATTCAACTTCAAGTAAACTTTCTCTAGTATTTCCCACTGTTTCCGCAGCAACACCTAAGCAACAATGTGAACATACTGAGAGACTACTGTTTTCCAAATCTTCATCTATACTAGCAAGATAACCATTTCCTTGTATATACTCTCCACTTTCTAAAGCTTTAATCCACTTTTCAGCAAATTCTTTAGGTAATTTAAATTTCTTCGGATTCATCTGTTTTTCCTGTTATGTTTAAATAATACAATTCTTCTTTTGCTCTAGTTCTAGCTACATATTTGAGGTTTGTTTCCTGTTCCAATTGAACTGGAGATTTAGCAAATTTAGATGGAATAAGAAATTCATTAAGAATATAGACTACATCAGCTTCCAAACCTTTAGATTTATGAATAGTACAAAGTGTAATTGCTGAAGTATCATCTATGTTTTTAAACATGTTATCCAACTCTGCAATGATGATTTCAACTTTATCTGTAGGCTTACAATAATGTTTAGACAAAAGTATAAAATTTTTAAGGTTATCCTTTAATTTATATAACTTAAATCTTAAGTCATCAGATTTATTTTCTACTTCACTGATTTCCAGTATCTCAAAATTAATTTTTTGAAGAGTTTGTTTTACAGTTTTGTATTGATAAGGTCTAAGAAACCTGATTACACTATTTAAAATATCTTCTCCTTTAATAAAAACTTTTTTATTCTGTCCTAAAAGTTGGAAATATAAATCTAATAAAGGTCCAGAATTTCTACAAATAACCATAGAAGAATCTTTAATAAGTTTGAAATCTGTAATAGTCTCCACTAAACCATCATAACTTTTAAAAGGTTCTATGACATCATAAATCAAATTGGCTTCATCTATGATAAGCTGAGGACATCTATAGCAAACATCAAGAGGTAATTCATATACATTTTCCTTGCCTTTAAAAATATCAAAGGAACCTGCATGACTACCACTAAAACCATAAATAGATTGTCTTCTATCTCCAACTGCTACCCATTTCTTAATATCTCCCTGATCTAGAAGATTATCTATTAATTTATGTTGAACAAGATTTAAATCCTGTGCTTCATCAATCATAAGATAATAAGGTTGAATTGGAATAAACAAATCCTGGCTTACTGGAAGATAAATCATATCAATATAATCTATAATCAATTCTTGAGTATATTGCTCTCTAATAGATAAAAATTCTTCCCATAAATCTTGCATTCTTTCATGCAAATAAAACATCTTATCCATACTTGTCATAAAAATAGTGATTTCAGTAATATCTTGAGTAAGATATATTCTACTGACATCATTCATTTCCATTAAAGTAAGTGTAGTTTTAGCTTTTTCCTCCCAAGACATATCAGCAAATAATCTTCTATTATAGGTTTGTAGTTGCTTAATTATAAGATAGTTTTTACTTTTGTTTAAAGTACATTTACCATACTTATACTTAATAGCTGATAAGCCTAATGAATGTAAAGTCATAGACTTAGCATGCTTTAAACTAGGGTCATTTTGTATTCTGCCATCAATTTCTTCTTGAATAGATTTATTAAAGGCCAAAAACAAAGTTCTGTATTCACATAAAGCTAAGATTCCCATTAATGTAGTTGTCTTAGCTCCACCTGCTACTGCTTGAATTAGAATGTTACTGTCTGTATTTGTCCAAGTGTCATATACAGTTTGTTGTCTTAT